TAAAGAGATTACATCGAATATAGAGTTCATTCCGGGTCAGTTGGCATCAAAAGCAATATACAGTAACACACCACTTGGTATCATGAGGCATGGCTCGTTCCCACAAGGTTTGGATAAATTGTCTCCTGAAATGATAGAATCTGCGCTTGCTGCGTACAAGAAACTTAGGACGTATTGATATGCCTTCATTTAGCGAGAAACTTGCTGATGCGGCACAGATGCCCCTATCATCTGACGAACACGTTGCCCGCCTAAAGGCTCTCCTTCAGGCTATTTACGCACAAAACGACTTATCGGCGCAAGCAACTAATGGAGTGTTTAGAGACCGCATAAATCAGAAAGATGTTTCAGTCCAAGATTTGTCATCCAAGTTTGAGCCTTTGGTGACCACGCCGGAAACTGAAAGGATGCTTCCATCGCAGCAAGCACTTCGTGAACAGTCTAAAGCGATGAAAAATTGGCGTGCTACGCTTGATGCTTTGCAAAACGCAGATTACACTTTGGACATAGAAGCAAAGGAAAAAGAATTGCAAGAAGCAAATGCAAAACAATACCGTGATGCAATGAGGCAAGCAATGTCCAATTTTTTGTCAAGGTATGTTGAGCCGGAAAAAGCCGAACTCTATGACAGTAGTGTAGGTACCACCTTTAGTAGTTTGAAAAATCCGTATGAAAACTTCGGTTATCGTACTCCTTTGGACCATTTGAGTACTTATGCACAGAAAAAAATTGCTGCTGATGCTTTACCTGTTTTGATTGGAGGGCCTACAAGGACTGAAAGCCAACCTAAAAGTGACGAATTGGAAGAATTGTTGCTCAATTTAAGGCGAAAAACCGGAGTAAGCGGTACCAACATGTCATATCAAGAACCTCGTCCCCCACCACAGGACGAACTTCAGCAGATTTTGCAGTACGCGCGTGACCCCACCGCTCCTGCGCGAGAGCAGTTTGAACTCAACACGGCAAACATGTACGACGTTCACCCTATGCACTACGACCAATTTACGCAACTTGTGCAGGGCGGCATGCATCCTGCCATGGCTGCAAAGCAAGTTGGACAGGGCTTTGACATGTCGCAACCGCAGTATGGTGACATTCAGATGAGTGCAAGTCCAATGGACTTGGCCTTCCGTCTGCTTAAAGATGATAACCCACTACAACATGTTGAGGCATTTCTTAATCAATTAACACCGGATGATACAGGTGTTGAAAGATTAGGTGACCATACTGTTCATTTTGAAGGATTTACTGATATGTGCAATCTATCAATAAATCCTAATTGCTCAGCCGAACAATTGCACCAAGAGGTGTGGGATGACTTTGATAAAAGGCAGGGAGCGACCCCTATTCATAGAGGTAAATGGGGTACGGAAGAAAACCCTACTATTTATTCTGTATATTATACACCACAAGAAGTTCAAACAGGCGAACCAATGGACATCGCTATGCGGTTGCTCAAAGAGCGTGTAAGTCCCGAAGCCATGCGGCACAAGTTGGAATACGACAAACAGTACGAATCTTCTCCTGAGCGCGTCAAGTACCGTGAAGAACTCAACCGTGAGCGTCGTCGCCGTGGAATTATGGGAAGCCACGACCACATGGACGTGAGCCACACTCAAGGTAACAAACTGACCCTCGAAAGTGAACACGACAACCGTGCCCGTCATTTCAAGAATCGTGGTACGTTGAGGCAGATTGACAAAGTGGAGTAGTCACTTTTGTCACTTTTGTCATTCACTTAGTCACGATTTTGACATGTTTGGAATACTCACTATTCCATAGGTACTACTCTCTCTAATAATATAGAGAGTAAGACTACTGAAAAAGTGAGAAACCCGGAATTGTCATTTTGGTGAAGTAGTGAATGAGAAAAGTGAGGTAGTGGACACAAGCCTTAAGATGACCACTCTTGTGACCAAGCCTGAGCAGCATGTCCTCTATGCCTCAGTCCAACGAAGCCGAGATTCGTCTGATGGGTCTGATTATCTCGCAGTCAGCCCTTGTCGGACTTGCCATTGGCCTGTTTGATGCAGGCATGTGGCTGAACAACGATGATGCGTGGGTGAACGGTTTCACCTACGCCATGGCCGCATTCTTTGTGCAGGGCGTTGCCTACTACGTGTTCAAGATGTTCTTTGAGCAGAACATGCAGGAACGTGTTGCGGCAACCAACATGGAGCGAGAGCGGCAGTACCGTTTCCGCAACATGCAGAACACCTTCGACAACCGACGCGCTGAGATGGAACTGCGGATGCAGGAAGCCCAACTTGAGCGTGAACTGCGGTGGATGGAAGCCAACCCCGGTCAGATGCCTCCAAGTTGGGGTGTCCAAGGAGGCGCACCGTCGTTGGTGAGTCAGTACGACATGGCACAAATGACAGGCGCACCCAAGCATACTGCTGAAGTCAATCAACCTGTCAATCTTGGCGTCAAGGAAGAAGTGCCGTTGAAAAAAGACGGCACGCCTGACAAGCGGTATAGAAACGACGAGTGAACATGGGTCGAATCTTTAAGACGCCCGTGGATGATTCCACGGAAGCCACCTTGAGGGCAATGCATACACAAAACACCCTTGACACGTACTACGAAAAAGGACTTGGTTGGATTCGTACACTTGTGTTCAGCGGCATAGCCGTCTTAATGACAAGCCTGTACGAATTAAGAACTGACCGCAGCGTATGGGAAAGCACCGTAAAGTGGTTTTGGCTCAAGATGGGCGATTTGGCTTCTTGGCTAACGGGGTGGGTCAATGGTTGAGCCTGCGGGAACCGCATTGGTCGGTGCAATGGTGTGGGGCAAGAGCCTGTACAATTCGTGGAGGCCGCGCAAAGTCGGCATTTACGGTGCAGGACTGACCGGCAAAACCACCCTTGACCGCTACATGACCACTCCGGGGGAAATGGAAGAGATTCCTGAAGAGGAACGGACCGAACATGTCAAGATTCTCGGGCGTTACCTGCTGCCAAAACCTTCTCGCAAGCGTGTAAGTTGGGAAGGCGAGAAGCGTGTTGTGTTTTCTGCCGACGTTGGTGGTCAAGAACGGTTTTGGAACCTGTGGATTGACGATATGGTGTCCCGGCAAGTCCGTGCAGTCGTCTATTTGTTTGATGACCGAGCAATTAAGGGCGGAAACGATGCCATTCAGCAAATTGCAGGCTTTCGCTTCCTTGTTGACGCAATTACGGGTCGAAATTACCGATATCGGACACTCAAAAGCCGATGGAACGGTAAATCATACGCTCCAAGTCTGATTATGCTTGTTGCAAACAAGGCTGACCGGTATTTTGACGATACTGCGGCCAAATTGTACGCTGAAGGGCGAATTGGAGAGCATCCTATCTTCGACCCCTTCCGAGATGACCTTATTCGCTTGCAAAAAGCGGGTATTCCAACCCGCAGGTCGTTTATGGCGACCCGAATTGGATGGAACGTGGAACCAACAATGGTCAACCTGTTGACGGTGTGAGAAACATGGATAAAACAAAAGTAGCGTCAGTCGGCTCGGCAAGTCAGTCCCTTCGGACTGTAATTCCGTTGTGGATTGCTAAGTTGATGCGATTGAAGAAGGGCAGCATCGTTGAATGGAACGTCATTCGTGAGGAAAACACGTATTCGGCACACATGCGGGTGGTGGAAGAAGAATGATTCCGTTTCGTGGTCAAGCACCGCAGCAAAACCTTGGTGACCTCAACGTGGCGAGCGTGTACGCACTTTCGCAACAGGGCAACTCTATGCTAACCCACGAAGCGTTGATGGCACAGGCTACGGCTCAAGCGGCTATGCAGGAAGTTGCTGCCGGAGCCAATTTGCAAGTCCCCAAAGTCAACTTCTATCCAAGCCGCCATCCTGACCCCCTAAAGGCTCGCAGAAAGGACATTCGACAAGCGTACCGTTTGCTAACACCTACCAAGCGACACCTGCTCAACCCTGTGCGTACCCTTTTGGGTCGTAAGTACCGCTACGACAAGCAAGCCCACGTCTGTGTTATTGACGGCTGCGATTGTGCCGCTCTTATTCAAGTTGACAATTTGTACAACAAAATCATGGATGATGAAACCGGAGTAAGCCTGTGGGAGTACTATTGGAAAAACCCCGTTACCGGACAGGCTGAAGCCTTTGTCGCCAAGGACAAAGTGACAAGCGGTCGCAAGATGCGAGGTACCTATTGCCCTGAGCATCTTCACCTCTATCACCTGCTTTGCAAGTGGGAGGCTGAAGAAGACAAGGTAAGCGAGGCCAACCCTCGACGTTTGCGTGACCGCATGAAGAAGGGTGTTTCAATGGTGACCGTTCCCGTAGCGGCGGTTAAGGTCAAGGACCCTACGCCATCCTTCTTGCAGAAGTACGAGCCGTTTTTTGCTGAATTGGAAAAAGATAGCAAGAAGACAAAGGGTATCTCCATTATGTACTACGAAAACCCGGCTACGGGTTTGAACGACGTGACAATGATTGCCTTTGACCTGCGGATTTTCCAACAAGAGTTAGCAATGGCAAACCAACCTACCGCTGCTTTCCAATCCATGCTCAGCGGTGAAAAACCTCATGAGCAACAGATGCTTCCGGTGGTTGAGTGACATGCTTAGATTGAACAGTCAACAACCACAACCGCAGGGCGGTTCGTTGAGTCTTGGAGTGACCGGTTGGGGTCAACCTATTCCCGCACAACAGAATCCGTGGCCGCAACAACAAGCATGGGGACAACAACCTCAACAGATGGGAGCCATGGGAGCCTTTGCTACCGGTGCCGGTGTACCACAGCAGCCAATGGCTCCACCGAGTGAACTTGAAATGCAAATCATGCTGCTTCGTGGCATTGTACCGGTGGACCGATTTATTGCAAGCCCGCAAATGGGGGTTTTGGTTGAGATGTTCAACAACATCGTCTCTTTCTCGGTCTTGGAGATTCTCAAGAATGCGGTGTTTGTGGCCGACGACGATGGTAGTCTCAAAATGGAGATTACCTCCTTGCCGCAGCATTTGCAGACCATGAGTGCTGAAAACGTCAAGGCTGACTTTACGGCTTTGCAGTCCGCTGCACAGCAGAACATTCAGAACGCTGAAGGGCAGCAAATGCAACTCAACAACATGGCGAGTCAGTCCATGATGAACTCAGCATTGGCTGCTGCAATGGACCAAGGCATGGTGGAGAAGGCGGGCGGCTTCATCGGCAACACCGCCCGCTCCTTTATTACCGGAGGACGATGATATGCAGGATAAATCGTACATGCCACGTGGAATTGCCACGACCACTCTTGACGTGTTGAACCCTGAGCGCAGCGTCATTGTTGACATGATTATGGTTCAGTTCATTTCGGCTATTCTTGTCCTCACGGCTATCATTTTATTCAAGGGTAACAATTTGCCTGCATCTTCCATGTCCTACTACGTAGTTGGCTTGTTTGGTAGCGTTCTTGCGTTGACCGGTGTGTATGCTCGCATCATTCGATGACAGAACGCTTTTGAAGCAGACTCACTTAAGAATGCACATGAGCGACGACCGTGTGTACAAACGGTCATGCGCTTTCTGCATGGACGAAGAACGGGATGGGCTTGAACAAGGCCTACTCGACGGTCACATTTCACCAAAGCAGTTGGACAAAGACAAGGAGTGGCGAAGCAACACCACCGAGCGGCACTACCGCAACCACATGGGCGAGTTTCACCTCGCATCCAACTCCGGTTGTCCTGTCTGTACGTCTCATCAGCGTGCGGCCTACGAAGAGATGTACTTTAACACAGGCAATAGCGACCTTATTGCTCAGGAATTAGAAGTCAGCGAAAACGTGGTCTATCAACACATGAAGAATCATTTTCAGCCGCTTGTGCAAAAGACGGCTGCCATCGAAGTCGCCCTGCGTGCAGGGACCGAGATTGATTTGTTGCGAAGCAACGCTGAGCGGCTCAACCACAAGTTGAGCGAATTGCTTGACGAAGGTAGCGTTCACGAAGACGGTTTCGTGCGCGATGCGGTGTCGCTGCACAAAGAAGTTCGTGAAACAGTCAAAGACCTGCTTCGATTCCAAGACCAATGGGGTGCGCAAAGCGACACGCAGCAGGTCAATCAGACCTTCAACATCTTGCAAGTCGAATTGAGCAAGGAGAGTCCTGAAGTATGGGCGCGACTTAAGGCGCAATTGATGGAGAACATGGGGGTGGAGTGATGCCGATGATGGGACGCGGCTCGGACACTCGTATGTACTCGCCGCGTAGCGAGTCCGACAAGATGTACTCGTCGGCTAACGAGGACGAGGACAAGTACTCGCCCACGTCCCCGGAAGACATGGAACGCCGCCGCGAAGAGCGGAAGCAGCGTGAACAAGAGCGCAAAGAAAAGCGCAGCAAAATCAAGCACATCAAGGTCAGCGCAAAGTTGCCTCTTGACGGTGCCGAGTCACCAATGGGTGAGGACGACGGCAACAAGCAGGACTTAGAGCGAGAACTCGGATTGCAGGGCGGTCCTGCGGGCAGTCGCGGTCATATGCTTGACATGGCTACGGGGGCCAAGACAGGTACCGGTAGCGCAATGACCGGTCCTGTACCGCTCTTTATGAGCGAGCCAATGAAAGATGCTTGGTCCACGTTGCTGAAAGAAGACGAAGACTACATTCATCCTGATGAGCAGATTTGGAATGATGAAGCAGATGAGCATTTGATGGGCGTCACCAATTCTTTGTGGGATTACATTGAAGGTATGTCCAATGATGAAAAAATTGAGTGGCTAAGGCTTCAAGGTAATCCATTCATGCAAAGAGGTATGCAACGAATGTACGGCGATTTTCCTGAATTGAGTCAAGAAGACATTGACAATTCAATTTGGGAGATGATGTTTGACGCATGGCAAGACAGTCAATTGGAAATGCCCGGTGGAATTGATTTTGATTTAGGGAGAACAACGCCAAGAACTGACCACATGGCCCGTGACGTAACAAGAGCGCATGCGGTACACCCTTCTCAATGGAAAAAATTGGCAAGTGAACCAATGAAAGATGCTTGGTCCACGTTGCTGAAAGAAGACGATGCTATTGCTCATGAGCGGCAACAAGAAAAACTGCGTCAAAGCATGATGATGGAAGGTTTGGCAGAACGACCGCACATGAACCTTAGCCACCAAGCACTCGCTGACATAATGATGCATCCTGACTTTGACAATCTTTCAGCAGAAGAGCGTGAACCGTATTTTGACGAGGCAAACACTCGCATCATGGAAAACAAAAATCCTATGTTTGGCTATGGATGGCAAGACCTCAACCGTGCTGAACCAATGGAAGATGCTTGGTCTGCGTTGTTGAAACGTGAAACACCCGGTACCATCGAAGCCCGTCGCCGTCGTGAAGCGCGGCGCGAGTTTCGTCCCTCCACAGGACAATTTAAGCGGCCACCCGGCGGCATGGACCCAAGCGGTGCTACCATGCGGCGCTTCCGCGCTCGCATGCGTGGTATCAAGGGTGGAAAGAAAACGGGGTTGATGTTACCTCACCTATCTGTGGAGATGAGTCACCGTGGCATTGCGACGAAACAACCCATGTCGAAAGACCCGCAAAAGTACCGTCAGTACATGGGCCAATCTGAGGCTCGCAAGATTCTCGGCAATGTACGCACAACTTTCTCACCCCACGCCCGCTACGCCGAGCGAGGCAGTTATGCCGGACCCACCGGAGCAGGAAGACTCAGCGGACTCTTGCCCGGTCAAGCAGGACAAATGAGGCAACCCGCACTTCGTCCATTGAGAGTCCATCAACCCCGTATGCCCCGTATGCCACGCCCACCGATGCCACCCATGCCGCCAATGATGCCTTCACCGCAATCGTCCATGGTCCCCGGCATCCCATCTGCTCCATCTGCTCCATCTGCTCCCTCGTCCATTATGATGAGTGAAGAGCGTACCGAGAGTGAGATGCTCAAGGGTCGAGCCGCTCGCACAACTGAGCGACTCAACATTATGCGCCGCATCATGGCTGCATTGGAGCGAGTAAATAAGTTGGAAAAAGCAGGTACACAAAGCGCAATGGAGAACGGTCACGTTCCTGCTCATCCTGCCGGTGTAAGTCCCAAAAATGAGTCGGACCCTGAAGGACCGACAGAAAACGACGAGACAGACGCTAAGCAGTTTGGTCTTGACCCGGCGGGCTATCTTGTCTCACAACGGGGGCATATGGGATGATGTACAATTCGTTCATCATTCAGAAGGCGTGGGGTCTGATTCACTCAGGACCTAACGGTAGGTTCGTCATGCGAAACCCTCCACCTGCGGCCTTCAAGCCAATGGGAAACTTGGACTTACCTGCCTTTGCCCACGATGGTGCAGGCAACGTGTATGATGGAGAATGGGCCAAAGACGATGGCGGCATTTACTACTACCACACCCGTGAAAGGGACCACCCAAACGGCCCTCGATTTTTCCAACACGGTATTGATGCGGCTGCATACCGCTTGCTTCGTGCATTGCAAGGGCATGTTCCTTCTATTTCATCTCCTGATGTTGTCAATCTTTTCAATCAAGCAATTGACTTGTTCAACCAAAAGCACCCAAACGAAAAACACCATTTGGCACCGTTTGAGAGCCTTCAATGGCGAAAGTTGCGTTCTGCACCCCTACCAAAACAGGTGGAAATGCATCCTGACAAGACAACTCGACCAACTCGTTCGCAAGACGGCACCAAGATTACGTTGCTGACAAACAACAACGCCGCTGAAAACCCAAATGGGAAGTTCATTGAATCGTACTACTTACCCTTCAACGTCGAATTGCGACAACTGCTTGAGCAGCATTTTTCACCTGAAGTAATTGACATGCTTGCGCATAATGTCAGATTTTTGTTGCATGACAAACCGTTTGTATATGCGAACTACACCACACCCCCGAAGTACATTCGCTCCGAACAACGTGACCCCGGCTCCGCGTATATTGATGGGTCAAAAGTTCCGTTTCCTGATGAGTTCAGACCCGCAGAACAACAAGAAGCATTTACGTGGCAAGTGCTGCATCATCTTCCTGATGTGTTTTTCAAACCAATGCCCCAAAACAGGGAAGCCATTGATTTGCAAAGAAGGACGGCAGACCATATTCGACAAGCCCTAAGTGGAGGCAATGTTGACGCCATACCTAATTTTCCTGTGACCTTTACGTTTGAAGGACAAAGAATCCAACGACCGTTGCAAGAAGCCCTGCTCACTCCTGAATATCAGCAAGCGGTCATTAAGGAGATTTCATCGGTGCCTGCAATGATGTTTTTGTTTGGTCGAGCAAACCAACAAGGAGGCAATTTCATGAAATTGTTCAACAACGTAATGGGAAGGCTTGAAGATTATTCAGGCCTTTCTCATGACGAGCATAGCGAGTACTACACGGCGGGAGGGAGCGGTAAAGGGACAGGTATGCATGCTAAGGCAGGACGTGTCATGGCTCTTGCAAACATGTTTGGCGCTAACGAAGACGGCAGTTCCAAATTGCGTGACGTTCAATTAGAAAGTATTGCTCCTGATGAACAAGAGCAAGTTAATCTCAATCGTCGTTTAATTGAAGGGCTTGCTGAACATCAAATGGTGGCTCGCGGTCATGAGCGAAAAGACGTAGGTGAGGTACCAAACAAGCCGCTTGGCCGACCTATGCACATTCAGAATTATCACGGTGATATGCTTGAGCCACAACTTAGGCTTGAGCCACATATGGAAAATTACGATTATGCGTGGGTTGAAGACTTTGCTGACTACAACCCCGGTGACCTACCACAAGAAGTCCCTGCGTCTGCACCCGTACCGGCGTCCGCTCATCCGTCGGCTACGGTGCCTCTCCCAACAAGCGGCTCATCACCTCCGCCGCTCGCAGACGCAGGGACACCTCAACCCTTGTCGGCTGATTTCCAAGCCATTCGACCGGACATTGGCCGCTATACCCCTGCACAGTTCAGGGAAATGCTCGACCTCGCAGGTCGTGGTCGGCAGCGGCCTGCTGCTTCGCCTGAGTTGTCTCCCGTTGAAGCACGCGCCCAAGCAGGCCTGTCTGACCCACGCCAAACTTTGTTGTCGCAGTTCATGCGCAGCGAAGACATACATCTGCCTGTGATGGACCAAGTGATGAAAGCACTTGAGCGAATGCAGTACCGCGAGGCTGAATTGGACAACAACGTGGTGAAACACCTCAGTTCTTCCCGCACGTCCTCCCGTCAGTTGGCTTCATACGTTGGGCTTACCTCCGAGGAAGTAACCAACATTCATCACACGATGGGTGATTGGCACAAAATTGCGAAGTCGTACAACGTCCAACCCGAGGTCGTCAAGGTCATTAAAATAAGTATGAGGTGAAATCATGAAGCCCGTACTCGTTCGTAAATCTGAAACTGCGTTGCAGCAGATACCAAGTGGCGGTTTGCAGTTGGTGGTTGGTGGTAAAGGCCCATCAATTCGTGAACTTGCGGGCGTGGCCTTTGGACGAAAAACAGGTCAGAAAGGGCAAGGATGGCAAAGACTTGGTGCTATTGCTGATTTGGCAGGTCGCGGTCTTTCTGCTGCGGCTACCACGCAACAAATTGCAGACCAAATGCAAGGGGGCAACCTCGCTGCTCCTATGGGTGCGTACGCACAGTACCTTGCAAACCAACCGTGGCAGTTCATTGAAAGGCAAAAGGAAACTCAACCTCAAACTCAACCTCAAACTCAATCTTCACCTACTCAGCAGCAACCCCCACACATGGAGCCTGTTGCACCGGGTGCGACTGCTCCTGATGGTTCCCCACTCCGACCGGACCAAATGATGCTACCGGGTATGGGTCCATCTCAAACCGCTACACCTACCGCTACACCTACCGCTGCACCTACCGCTTCACCTGTTGACCCTGCACATGCAGCGGGGGTTTTGCCGACGATGCCGGGACAACCTCCTGCTCAGCCTGCTGCTGCTCAGCCTGCTCAGCCTGCTCAGCAGCAGGGAACACCTGTTGACCCCGCTGAAGCAGCGCGATTACTCCAAGGACAAACCAACCTGTACGACCAACGATTCAATCGTTCTGCTGAGCCGTTTGAACATGCGATGGACTACTTGCTCAAGAGGTTGAGCCGATGAAGGAAGACATGAATCAGTTCATCCTTGAGATGGACCGTGAAATGTCGGCCAAGTCCTTCAGGTACTTCTTCACCGAGATTCTTGGCTATGACTATTCGTTCCATCACGAATGTTGGGACAAAGGGTTGAGTGACAACCGCTACTACTGTGTCAAAGCAAGCCGTGACCACGGCAAGTCCGTGTTTTTCATGTCCTATGCCCTGTGGATTGCGGCGTTTCAACCCAACACTCACATCATGATTTTCAGCCACTCACTTGAGCAGACGCTTGAACACATGCGGTTCATTCGCAACAACATCGAAACCACCCCGTGTCTGAAACACCTTATTCCCGAAGGGCGACCGTGGCGAAAAACCTACTTTGACTTTGCAAACGGAAGCCGTATGATGGCAAAGTCCGTGGGTGGTGGTACCCGTGGTTTCCACCCGAACGTGGTTGTGTGCGACGACATTCTGTGGGGTACGACCGGTACTGAATTGCAACGTGCTGCTGATTGGTTCTATGGTGTGCTGCTTCCTGTGCTGCACCACTCCGGTCGCATGATGATTGTTGGTACACCTTTTTCGTACAACGACCTGTACGCAGAACTTGAGCAACGTGAGGCATTCACCGTTGAAACCTACCCTGCCATCAACAACGAAGGAAAAGCCCTGTGGCCTGAGCGATGGGATTTGGAATCGCTTGACCAACGGCGACTTTCCATGCCTGCTATTCAATTCTCCCGTGAATACCTGTGCGAGCCGATTCACGACGTTGCGAGTATGTTTCCCAACGACATTCTTGAAAAAGCAAGGGACAAGGAACTTGTGTTGCTTGACCGCGCTGAAATGGAATACGACGAAGAAGGTGAATCAACAGGCATCTTTGGTCAGCATTTCATCGGATGGGACACGGCTATTGCCTCGGACAAGAACGCTGACTTTACCGCTATGCTTGTGTTACGTACGTTACCCGATGACGGTACCAAACAAATCATTGGTGCGCATCACGAACGTGGAATGAGCGGTGCTGCGCAGAAACGGCAAATCCTGATGATGAACAACCGCTTCCAACCTGATTTGATTGAACTTGAAGGAAACAACTTCCAACGCATGTTTGCTGCTGAACTGCAAGACATGCGCAACGACATTCCCATCAAGACGTTCATGACCACCCGTCAGCGTAAGGAATCCATGTTCATGTCCTTGCTCATGGCGTTTGAGCAAGGTCAGATTCGCACACCCTATGGGGATGAGCGGAGCCGTGAGTTCACGCACAAGTTGGAGCAAGAACTCAACCGTTTCGGCATGCAGAAAAACGGGAAGTTGGAAAGCGTGGGTACGCACGACGACTTGGCAATGGCCCTTGCTTTGGCGAATTGGGGTACCAAGGAGTTCCGTGGCTCGCTTGTTATGCTTGACGACTACATGCCCGGATTTGCCGATTGGCTTAGTGGTGGTAATCAGGAAGAAAAAGGAGGCTTTGATGGATGGCTTACCCCCTGATTTACCCGTTTCCTGAGTGGGGTTTTTAACCAATGGTCAAGTGAGTGGTCATTATGTGGGGGAGTGCATTGGTGGGTGACGTGTACGACGTGCCCATGGTCGTTGAAGACCCCTTGACAAAAATGGTACTCAACGCGCTTTCTCAGCATCCTATGTTCAATGAGAACGATTTGCCGCTGCAAACCACCTCAACTGTATTTATCAAAGAAGACCTGCGAAAGCGCGAGTTTCCAAAGAACGGTGACGGATGGCTTGAAACGTATTGGGGCAAGGATGCTGACACCATTATTCGTGAGTGTCGCAAGATGCGGCGGCACGACAAAGACAACCGTGACGAATACGACGAAACGATTGGACTTGTTCGACAACTGAAGGCCATGGAGGTTGAAGCGACCATCAACAATCTGTCGTGGGCTGAAGGCATGGAGAGTGTGATTAAACAGATGGGGCTATCCGACCGCAGCCTCAAGGCGTTGCGAAAGTTTGGTGAAAACCGTAGCGTGTCGTTGCAAAAGGCTTGTCATCAATTCCTCAAGGCCAACACCGTGTTGCAAATGCTCAACGACAAAGTGGATTGGGATGAAAACGACCAACAATCGTGGGTTGACGCTATGCAATTGCAGAAAGATGCTCGCAAAATGTGGCAAAATGTACTGCATCAAGTGGACACGCTGAACAAAGCAGAACAAGATGCCCTGTACTTTGCAGCAGAAGAGTTGCAGGCTCATGGACACTTAAGCAGCCGAGAGTTGCTTCGCCGTGGTGCAGACACGTTGGACCGCAACATGACGGCGCAACGAATGGGTGCGCTGCTCAAAATGTACGGTGAAGAATTAAACATCTTCAAAAGTACATCACGTGGTGACTACGTTCTTTTAGGTCGTGATGGATTCATCATCAAGGACATTTGGGCGTACATGGCGGGTTCACTCGATTCTGACGGCAGTATTTTTATCAGCGAACGCGGTGACCCCCGTGTGACCTTTGTAGCAAGTGGCGATTCAGGAAAACAACTGTGCGAAGACTTGCACAAGGCTACCGGATGTGGTCGTCTTGTCACGGACCAAAAGGTGTCTCACAACACCAAGAAGAGTGTACACCGACTTATTTTTTCACGCAAGGACGACATTCGCCGTGTCCTTAAGGCTACACTTCCTCACATGATGCTCAAGACCACACAAGCAAGAGCCATGCTATCGTATGTGGATGAAGATGATTTTATGCGAAAGCAGGAATTGTACCGACTTGTCACCTTTTCAAATTGGAAGGACCATACGGTGAAAGCCAACGGGCTTCTTGATAAGTGGGGAATTGATGCCGATACCATAGGTGCATACGCGGAGGGGCTATGATGGCAGAAGAAGGACGCATTTCTCGGTTCCTGTCAGGCCTTCGTAGCCCGTTCAAGTCGCGTGAGTCTCCTACGCCGACCATGCCGTTGTGGTCAAGCGGCATTCAGGAACCCGTAATGGCTCAGGGCATCACCATCCCTGCGCTTTATGCAGTCAGCAACGAGTCGCTAATTTTGCGCACCGTTCTTTCCAAGTTGCGTCAGGAGATGTTTCGTCGCGGCTACTATTGGGAAAAGAAGTTCACAGTCAAATGTACGGTGTGCGATGAAGAATACCAACAGGAAATGGAATCCTGCAAGCAATGCGGTGGCGAAGTGCGCAAGCCTGACCCTGATGAGTTGACGTACCCAAAATGGTTGCTCAAACAGGAAAACTCGATGGAACAATCTTTTGTCCATCTGCTTCATGAAGTTGAGAATGACCTCAATATCGTGGATGACGCTTTCCTCATCTTGGTCAAAGAATACTTCATTGACCCTGAAAGCAAGGAGATTGCGTTTTATCGTGTCAAGGAGATGGTTCGCGGTGACCCCATCTTCATGCGGATTGTGGCCGACAAACGTGGTGTGCGCGGTGGCCGATTCAAAGTCTGCATCATCCATCGTGACGAAGTGAAGACGCATGCTGACGACAAGGTGTGCGAGAACTGTGGTCGTGACCTTGAAGACGTTCACTACGTCAACATGGCCGGTAGCGGAAAGACGCAGTACTTCGTTGAAGGTGAAGTAATTCACGTCAGCAAGTACACTCCGTCAAAGTTGTACGGTCGCAGTCCCGTCAACACCATGTGGCGTCAAGCCATGACGCTCACGGCTATGGACAATTACATGTACACGGCCTATCAAAAGCGACGGATGCCCAAGGGTATCATCTCGGTGACTACGGACAATCTTGAGTCCATGAAGTCATTTTGGAAGTCCGTTGACGAGAAGATGGAGCGTGACCCCCACTACATTCCCCGTGTTGGTATTGAATCGCAAACCGGCAAGGGTGGCGTGAATTGGGTCAAGTTCATGGACACCTTGGAGGAAATGCAATACATTCCGGTCCGTGACGAGATTCGCAACAGAATTGCCGCATTCTATGGCGTTTCAAGCATCTTCATGGTGGACACCGGCAAGTCCGGTGGACTGAACAATGAAGGTATGCAGATTCTTGTCACCAACCGTGCAGTTGAGTACGGTCAAAAGGTGTACACAGATGTTCTGTTTCCTCGTCTGCTTAAACAGATGAACGTCAACGATTGGAAACTCACCTTGTACCCCAACGAGGAAGAAGACGAAATTACCCGTCTCCGTCGTGACGAACAAGAACTCAACGTCGCTCAACGCATGGCTCAGTTGGGCTTCCAACCGGAACTGCTTGAGGACCCCTCTAACCGCGACATTCGCTTTGTGTACCGCAAGCCACAACCGCAGCCACAACAAGGCATGCCGGGTATGCCTCCGGGTGGCGCACCTCCGGGCATGCCTCCGGGTATGCCTCCGGGTATGCCTCCGGGTATGCCTCCGGGTATGCCTCCGGGTATGCCTCCGGGTATGCCACCGCAAATGGTTGGTGGAATGCCTCCGGGCATGCCAATGCCGCCACCTCAACCCGGTGGTCAAGGTGTTGGTCTGCGTAATCGAGGGCCTGCTGCGCCTGAGCGAAGGACCGTGGTTGGTAGCGGCGCACCGTTTAGTAGCGTTCAACAACGGGGTCCGCAGCCTAACCTACAAGAAAACGTCAGCAATGCGCTGATGAACGCCCGAAGGCCTCGCGGTGCCTAAACCTTGATAACCGCCCCACGACTGCATAAAGCGAGGGAATCTCATGGACCTCTTGAAGATGCACCCAATGGCCCGAAAAATGGAACAGGCTCAGAAGGCTTTCCTTACCGCTCTTGAGAGCGGTGATGGAAGTCTTGCTAAGGAGCATTTGTCCGAAGTCAACAAGTTGAGCGACTTCCTCCTTGAAGACCTCAACACCGAGATTGCCAAGTCCCAAGACGTTCTGCAAAACGCTCAGGGACCAAACGACTTGTTTGCAGGCGGTGTACCTGTGCGCAAGTTCGTTGTCGAGCCGGAGACGGTGACCCTTGAGGGTACCCGCCTACCCGGTATCATTTCAAGCGGGCACCGTGGTTCCCGCCTTTCGCCCGCTCAGGGTACCTTTGGTCGTTGGGGTTGAATCCAATGGGAGACGCATCATCGGCTGAGCAACTGATGACCGTCCTTGTCACCAAGATGGAGAGCATGGACAACGACCTTGCACTCCTGAAGGCTGAGAATGAGCGACTCAAGAGCCTGATTTCATCCCCTGCCGGTCTGTTTCGTAAGGCCGGATTTGTCCCGGTGTCCACGCCGTTCACCGACGACTTGATGCCTGACCCCCTCCGTATGGATATTGAGGGCAATTCCATTCTCAAAGGCGGTCCGGTTTCGTCCATTCCGCAGACAAACGAAGAGTTTCACAACATGTCATGGGAAGATATTCACGAAATGGCACAACAAGCAAAGGGGGTACTTGAATGAAGCCACGACCCGTTGAATCTGAAATACTGACAAAGGCCCGCAACATGGCTGCTCGCATTGATGCCTTGGAGAAGGCTAAGTGTGACTGTGGTAAGGAACCCTGTGAGTGCAAGTCTTGCCCGAAGTGTGGCGGTAAGATGGCAAAGATGGGATGCCTAAAGGCCGGTTGCGGTGGCCCTATGAAGAAGGCCGACGAACAAACGAATGAGAAGATTACCGAGGTGAACCCTCACTTTCTGACCGAGACGGGCGGACAGACTCGTACCGCGTACTACTCCACCCGTGACCGTCCCATTCAGACGGAAGACCACAAGCCTAAGCGTGCTAAGGATAGCAGCAAGGTCAGTCTTGAATCCCTTGGAAGTCGGTTGAATCCGCATGAGGGAACCGGTGCGGACCGCGAAGATGCTGAAGGTGGCTCAATGAAGAAGGCTCCTGAATTGCGTGCTGCTGCTGAAAGCGGTGCGCCGGTTGTCTGTGCCAAATGTGGAGGTACTACACAATCCGGTTGTGGTGTTCATCCCGATATGGACATTTTCGCTTGCCCGCAGTTTAGGCCACTCCGTTGAGGGGGTGGTCTTGTGTCCTTTGAGCAGTTCGATTACGCAACACTCAACCTGCTCAAGTCGTTGAGTGATGGTAAGGACCTGCGTGATTCTGCCGCTGAATACATCATTGCGTGGGAATCATTGGACAATTCACCCAACGGTGACGCTACTCACACTTTACTCAAGAGTGCTGCGGAATACATTTTGAAGGAAGAAGAAGATATCACGGTTGCATCTGAAGACCCTGAGTTATCGTGGGACAAGTACATTTATCCGGGCAAAGTACCCTTGGTAGCCTTTGATGCGAGCGCACCGTTGAGTCGTCACGCATGGCTTGATGGTTTGATGGCCGCTGAAAATCCGGCTCATGGTCGCGCTCATTGGCCTACGTACCACCCTCCGTCAGCCCGCCATGCATACCAACACTTCAACTTCCCTTTTCATGAGTTTAACCATCCTTTGCTGCGTGTTAGTCCGGGTACAGGTGAACCTACTTTTGTGAATGTACTGCGCCGATTTTACTTAGGAGGACATGCTCAGAAAGAAAAGGACATGGAGATAGCGTTTCTCAATCACTTGAGAGAAAAGAACAGTCCACTATTGAACGATTTCATACCGTATAAGCGTGAAAAAAATGACGGATATGCTAAACAATTCAAATTGCTTGGTGACCTCACTCACGGCACGTCTCCAAATGCTCAACACGCTGTTGACCTCTATGAGCGTGATTTTACACGTTGGTTGGCAAACAACTTCGATGCTGAGCAGTATTGGATAACCCATCAGGCTGAAATGGCTGACAGGGGATATTCAAGTGTCGAAGAAGCATTGCGTCATCAGCACTTTGATGACCGAAAGCGAGGTTGGTTAGAAGAAGACGTTGACCAAGAACACCCAACAAAATTGGGTCACACCGATTACATGTACGGTCTTGAATGGCTTACGCCTGAAGAACGACATGTGGTAATGGAAGCCCTAAACCAACCCGGAGGTATCAACGGGTCAAAAAATCATTATGCTATTCAATTGCCCGATGGAACTTTGTTTCCTACTTCTCGCATTGCTTGGAATGCCGTTTTGCGTATGACACCTGAAATGGATTGGGCCACGCGAAAGCCGCGTCATAGTGGAAGAGGCAACTATCTGATGCTTGAAGACAACGATAGGGACTACGGCCAAGGAGACGAAGGAAAGTTTTTGCAACACGGACTTGGTAATGCTACGCGAGTGCCATTGGAAAGTTTGTCTGAAAGTTTCACCGAAGACGGTACGCCTATACCAATGTCGTTTCACGACAAAGTTTTGAGTATGTTGTACGAGGCACACGGCGTTGACGAGATTCTCAATGAAATTGACGAAACTTCATCAAAAGCAACAGCGGCAAAGAAAAAGAGCAAGTGGGAACTAAGCCTCTTGCCTAAGTTTGACTTCAAAAATAATCCTGAAGTGCTTGATTCAACAATGACTTGGGATGATATCAAGGAAGCATCTCGCAGTCATTTCAAAAAAGGTAAGCAAGAGGAATTGCTTCGTACCCGATTTGACTTTGACAATCTTCTTTTTCTTGCAGGTTATGACCCTCGTACTCGTACTGTGATGGCAAACCACCCCATGTACGGTGTACAAAATCCCAATGAGCCAACTATCAATTTGTCAGTTTTGGAAGAAATGGCTGAAGAGGCTCAAGGTTTGGAATCGCTTGAACGCTCGGCCAAGGACATTAACAACGATATGGCTTATTTGAAAGCAGCAGTTGGGCCTCATCCAAGTGAAGACAACCTACCTGACATATGGCAGATAAGTGACGATGGTGCATACACCTATGGGCCGGGAAGATTTTGGGACATGCCGTTTGCTCCTTACGGTGGACAAAACATGTCACTCAACACCTACCACGACATAATTCACTCACCGCACTCAGACGAAGAAGGTAATTCACACATGTTCAAGGGTGTGGCGTTAAACGGTCAAGACTCAACAGAAGCGACGGGAAACGGCTTCTTGATGTATCATTTTATGACACCACAGACGGTCACCGAAGGGGTGTATGACGAGACAAAAAGAAACTTTCAGTACTTACCCAAATCATTTCCAATTCGCAATATGCTTTCTCCTGCAAATGTAACCCGTCTGCACACACAAGGACATGACGATGGTAACTTCAAGCACAACTACACGTTGTTTGCTCACTCCTTTTCACCGGAATATGAATACTTTCAAGGTCGTATTACCAAAAAAGAAGCAGATGCAATGAAAGACAAGGTTCAGACTCAAGGGATGAACCTTGAACACATGTCATCAACTCTTTCTCACAATCAATTTTCTAAGACAGGGGGAAAGGAAAACTACGCTGCTTCGGGTAGTGGAATAAGCATGGTGATTGACGCCCTGCGACACGCCATGTACCTTGGACTCGATGCCCACCACACTCAGCCGCGAGCCAAGTCCGTTTCGTCATATACAGATGTTATGCGAGGATTGGTTCCCTTCCCCGCAGGTGAAACACTCAACGACTTCCTGTCCATGATGGGATGGGAAGGCTCGGCCAAGAAGCCTACATTTGAGAGCATGAAAGACATGTTCCTTGATGTGAAGGCTGACCGACAGGGGTTGAGTACTGTGCGTGACATTGCACAAATGTTGAACACAACAAACCCCGCTGATGTTGAACGATATTTGCGTGAAGGAGATGACGGTGACTTCACTCAACTGATGAATTACCTCAACGAACGATACCAAAGGGAATACAGTCAACAAGAGGTAATCAATCAGGTAAATCATGCTTTGAACGACGTGCCCTACTATTCCAAGGTGGCGGCGAAAAACAAGAAGGGAACGGCTCAAGGAATCAAAGAAGACGCGCCACGTCGCGGTATTGCTCACATGATGAAGGTGGGTGGCGCGTTGCCCGCTATGCAAGAAGAACAAGACTTGCAAAATGAAATGATGGGCATTCTTGAACAAATTGAAAGCGACCCAAACTTGGACGTTGAAAGTATTCGTCAACGCTACCAAGAAGTCAAAGAACGATTGGTTGAACTGCAACTTGAAGCGCAGAAGGGTGCGCTTGGAGAAGTGAATAGCGATTGGTGGAAAGCCCACGAAGACCACGCAATGAAAGAGATGGACGAGTCTCGCAAATTGGTGACATTCGTTGCTGCTAACGTGCTGAAGCCACTATGGGAAGAACAAGACCCAAGTGCGTTTGATGCTGCGGACCCTGCAAAGGCTCATGCTAACATGCTCCGACTTTTTCACGATGCTGAACGATGGATTCTTTCTCATCCTGCTCAAGTAACAGGTCTTACCCGTCAGGCCTACGGTTTCCGTACTGAAGTCAAAGACATGAAGAGCAAGGATAGCGATGTGCTACATGACATTCGTGATTACCTCACAGAAAGTGGACTTGAAGTACACGGGAATGAAAATCCCGAAGATGTGCTTGGGCATCTTGGAATTGAAATTACACCCTACACAAAGGAATACGCCGCTTCTTTGATTCAAGAAGCACAAAACCGTGGCTATCCGTTGCATGTGAACAACGTAGGCAATTTGCTGACAAGTGGTGTTGTACAGAACATTGGCAACTACGATACATCATTCCTTCATCCAAGGGATGAAGAGTTCATGCAACAGAACATTCACGACCTTGATGGAGAAGATGAAATCAACCATACAATTCACACGCATGGATATTCTAAGGGTGTTGAAAAACTTCAACAGGCAAAATATCAGGGTAAGTCAAATCTTAGTGCGTGGAAAGCCCACGGGATTCATCGTGCCGCAGGTGCTATTGTACAACGTATGCGACCAAATCAGTTCAGCGATTCATTGGAATTGTTGGGTTTGCAACTTCATCAAGGCGACCCGCATGGAAAAGCGGAAGGAAGCAAAAACACGTTCACGTGGCAGAACATCAACACCCGAAACAAGGCTGATACCCTGATTGTCTATGACCCAATGCAAGACCAATCTCCGCCCCGAGAGGAAACAATGAGCAACACCTCAACAACCCGTGGGTGGCATGCGGGTATGCCTGTTGGCGGCTCTCATCCCACTCAATACCCAATTATGCCTACGTTTAACACAGGTATGAATGTGCATTTTTCAGGTTCGCCCGTCACCTCTTCAGGTGGATTTGACTTTATGGAAGACGGTACACCTGTGTACGGCAACAATCCTGTTCCCTTCCTTCCCATTCCTGTTCCTACGAACAATCAAGAAGAAGTGATGGGCAAAGAGTGGGTAAGGAGTGTACAACCAAACTTGCCTCCGCCAATGGACACTTCGTTCCCCTTCTCCCGTCTTACTGAAGATGGTTTGGACGTAGTAAGCAATGACCCGTACATCATCAATGCATCTGAAACTACGGCTTTCATCAACAACTTGCTTGAAGGAAATGATTTGATTGCAAAATCAGATGAGCCTGAATGGATTGCTCCCATCCGTCCTATGCATCGCATCTTTGAGTTGACTGACCTGCAACACCTTCGCGGCTTCAGCAACTCTTGGGCCGTGTCCAAGTGGTACGATGGGAAGCGTGTCATCATCATCAAGAACGGTGACGAGATTACGGTGCTTGATGAAAACAACCGCAAAGTCAACGTGAAGAAAAAGTTTCGTGAGGCCTTAGAACAGTTGAACGACCGCAACTACACCCTTGATGGCATCTTGGGTGACGAAGAACTCAACATCGTTGACATTGTGAACTACGACAACAACAACGTGTCCGACATGCAGATGCATGAGCGATTGAAGGTGTTGCGCAGCCAATTCGATAGCCGTGAATGCGTCATCATTCCCGGCCCACACGACACCAAGATGACCGACGAAGAAGGTCTTGAGGAAGCGGTCAACGGGCTGCAAGGTGAGCATGAGAACATCTTGCTGCGCGATAGCAAGTCCACCTACATGCGTGGCGAACGTCGTCACCCCAAGTGGGTACTGCTTCGCCCAAGCCGTGACTACAACTTCATCATCCTTGACCGCAGGGGTACCGGTCCCTACACCTACCAACTTGGCGCAGGGCCAATCCTCGACGGGTCGGTGCTTGGAAACCGTGCGGTGGAGTACAAGGGCAGCGACTACATGGACGTAGGTACGGCTCGCAACCAACAGAAGGCATTCAAAGTCGGTGACATTGTTCGTGTTTCTATCTCAGGTGTGACCAAGAAGGTGCGAGGCGGGCGCAATGTGTACGACATTCACGTGCGACAAATTGAGGGTGACGGTGAAGGTGAAGGTGCCGCAAGTGCAGAATCACTTGATTTGCTTACCAAGTCGTATGGAACAACCTTCGTGCCTTTTGACATTGAACTAACGGAAGGAGGCATCAATCTCTTGTTCAACGACATGGATAGTGTGACCTACCAAGTGGAGAAGTTCAATCATGCGTGGTACGTTCACTCGCCCAAGTCCACCCTTGGTGACTTGTACAAGAGCGACTATCCTGTTCAACTTGCTGAATCCATTGCATCGTATTGGTCGCCCTTTGTGCCGCTCATGATGGAGAACATCTTGGTCAAGATGGAGGGAAAAGTTCCGAATCTTGAACAACAGGAAGAAGAATCAGCAGGTCTGTTGGAAGAGGACGACGAAGAGCGGCTACTCAAGCCACGAACGAAAAAAGCGTTGGACGTGATTGCCCGAACCCTTGATGTGTTGGCAAAAGAGCGCATGACGTGGACGGGACCAAAGGGATTGGGCATTGACCTTGCTACTCCTATTGAGTCACCACAGGGTCCTACCAAGGTTACGGACGAGCAAAACCTTCCCGATTACGACCCAAAGGGTGTAGGTCGGAAGACTGATGAGAAGAAGCGTACGGAACATGTCGTTATTCCTGTGGATGGCGAGCAGCCTATCGTTTTAGACTATGAAAACGACCAAGCGAAGATATCGCCCGCATAGTAGCACTTTATGTACTATAACAAGGGATTGGGGAGACAATGCTTACGGTTCAGCGACCTGAAGTCGGACTCTCGCTCCTGAAGAGCGGGTCTGACCTTGTGGTTGCGGGCTATGCTTCCGTCGAATTGGTGGATAAGCAGGGCGACCTCATTACGCGGAGTGCCCTCAAGGATGCCTTTGATGGTTTTATGAAGAGCGACAAGTACCGCAACGTGCAACTCGCTCACTCCAACATTCAAGTCGGTGAAGTCATTGACTCCTACGTGGACTCCAACGGTCGCATGTGGAAGTCTGAGTGTGACGACACCGGCATGTTCGTCGTTGTGCAACTCCGCAACGACATTGAGAAGGCCCGTGAGGTTGCTGCGGAAATCCGCAAGGGCAACTTGCGTGGCTTCTCTATTGGGGGTCAGGCGTTCAAGCGTGTTCGCAAGTCTGACTCAATCCACGGAGATTATCAGGAAATCTCCAAAATGGAACTCCATGAGATTACGATTTGCGAGAAGGGGATTAACCCTGAAGCGCAGTTCAGCATCTTAAAGGAGGACACCACTATGAGTGCAGACAACGATTTGACCGACATTATGAGCCGACTTGAAGCCCGCCTCGATGCGATGGAAAAGGGCGAACTTCCTCCTGCTCTCCGTGAGAGCATGAAGGAAGGAAAGAAGGAGTCCAAGGACTCCGAAGAAAAAGAGTCCCAAAAAGACAACAAGGAGGACGAAGACATGCCTGAAGATATGGAAAAGGGAGAATACAGCGACGTTATCACCGCTGAATACCTCTCATGGATGGAAGACACGCTGAAGAGCGCGGGTGTTGACACCCACGCGGCCCGACTGCACTTCGACCAAATGTCGAAGGCTCAGATGGGCGGTTTTGACAACCCCGACTCCGTGGACGGTGCCGACTACTTTGCCGGTCAGGTTCGCGGTCGCGGTCAGGAGAAGGGTAGCCCCTCCACGGGTGCCATCTCCGCCCTCACCTCCGGCGGCGGTCGAGAACCCTCCGGTGCCCTTGGACCTGTCCAACTCGGCAAGTCCTACGTCACCTCGGCTTCCGACTCCGACATTGAGGCTGCCTACGAAGTGTACAAGGCCGCTGCTCTTGAGCAGGCCTTCCGTGGCAACCTTGAGCAGCAGTTCTCTTCCCGCTTCTCTCAGGAGATGCAGATTGCCAAGGCTCAGGTCGAGCGCGACAACTTTGACCCGCGTGCCCCTCTCGCTCAGGTTCTCAAGTCCATTGAGTCGCTGAGTGACCGCCTCGACAACCTGTCCACCGGCAGCGTTGCGGTTGGCACCACCATTGCAAAGTCCTCCACGAAGGTCGAGGTCCCCACCACGGGCGACCTTGCGAACATGTCGTGGGACGAAGTTCACACCCTCGCGGGCCGAGCGGTCCGGGGTGAGTGAAGGAATCAAACAAAGGAGTGAATGAAATGGCACGTGACTACATCAGGACAATTACCGACATGGAGCGGTACTTCTATGGCGCAGGAAACGCCATGGGGTACTCTTACTCCGGCAGCGAACTCTTGAAGGCTGACGCACCGATGCTCTCCACCACGGCGGGTATCTATCAGGCCATCTATGGCCGCAAGGTGTGGAGCCAACTCAACCAAGAGTTCAACGCCTTCTCCATCCTCCCCAAGCGGCCTTGGGAGCGCAGCGGGTGGCGCGTCATCACGGAGCGTCCCTCCTTCGCCAAGGGCGGTGGCCTCGCGGAGAACTCGACTCTCCCCGACACCACCAAGCCGACCTTCCAACACATTGCTGCGAAGCCCAAGACCATCGCGCACACCTTCGACATGTCGGAGACGGCGATGTTCCTTGCTGACAAGGACGACGGCCTCGGTGACATTCGCGCCGTGCTGAAGGAAGAGATGGGCAAGCACCACGCAGAACACATCAACAAGATGCTCACCGAGGACGTGACGACCGTTGCCGGGAACGACTTTGAGTCGCTCGACCGTGTGACGGCGGGTGCTATCACGGCATCCGGTAACGTGGCGAACACCATGGACTTTGGTGGGGCAGCCGGTGACTACGGAGAAGCCGGTGACGAAGACATGTACTCGATTAACCGTGACGCAAACGCTTGGTCCCACGCCGAAGTCAGCACCTCCGGTACCAAGGGTACGGACCGTGTTCTGTCCCTCGACCACCTCGATGAAATCTTCCGCCTGACGTGGGAGCGCGGTGGCAACCCCAAGGTCATCCTGACGGGCTACGACACCCTCATGCGCTTGCAGCAACTCTTGCAGTCGCAGCAGCGGTTCCTTGAGGAAAAGCGTGTCACCCCCACCTACAACGGTGTGAAGGGTGTGCCCGGTATCGAGGCCGGTTTCATCGTGGCGACCTACAACGGTATTCCCATCATCCCCTCCAAGGACGTTGCAAAGGACACCCTGTCCCGCATGTACTTCCTCGACACGGACTACCTGTACTTCTCCACCGCCATCCCGACTCAGTACTTCGAGTCCGGCATCGAGACGGGCGACCCCTTCGCCATCAACAGGCTGGGTCAGGAAGGCATGTACCGCACCATGGGTGAGTTGTGGACCACTTTCTTTGGTGGTCACGCTTCCATCCGTGACCTGAAGTGAGGTCCATTGGAGACAAACTGAAAACAAGGAGTGAATGAAATGGCAGGACCATACTACAACAAAGGAATCAAGTACACGGTTGCAACTGATGCAAACCTTGCATCGTTGTCGGTCGCCCTCGACCTCGACATGCGCACCGGCACGCTGCTCGGTGAGACGGGTTGGCTCAGCGGTAACTCCGGGGGTACGTACCCCGGTGGCGCGGCGGGCCTCGCGGCTTTTACCGCGAGCAACACGGACGGTAACGCTGCGGGTTCGCTGCGAATGATTTCGCTGAACCTCGGTGCAGTCACGACGGCGGCGGTGACCATCACCTTGTCTTCCGGTGCTTCAGGCAGCGGTGATGACACGGATGATGGTACCCCCGTCACCAAGATTGTTGCTCTTACGGGCGAAACCGGTGGCTCTTCCGTGACCCTCACGGGTGACCTTGAGTTGACTGTCGCAGTCGGCAACGCCGGTACCGTGACCTTCCTCGTACTGTGAGGTGGTTGAGTGCCCGTCGTGACCTACGTGGGACGCTCGTTTGAGCGGCGAAGGCCTGATGGCCCAAGCGTGTTCAGGCGGCATAAGTCCGTGGAGGTCAGTCAGGAGTGGCTCGACACGTGGCGTACTCACCTCCCTGAAAGTCAGTTTGTCATCGAGGGTGATGCAGGCATCACGGTGGATGAAGGCGGCGATGGCCTGCCTGACGCCGGATGGTCCCGCAAAGACATTCTCGATTGGCTTGACGAACAGGGCGTGGAGTATTCCGGCTACGTGACCAAGGCGGCAGGACTTGCCTTGGTTGAGGAACACCTAAATCCGACGGCACCAACCGAAGAAACACAGGAGTGATGATAAATGGCAGTAACTATTGACCCCCGACCGACCGTTTTTGGTGACCGCTTCATTGTGACCGGTTCGTATGATGCCGGTGAAACGACCATTAACCTGAGCGCGTTTTTCAGCAGCATTGACACGTTCACAATTAACCCCGCGTCTGTGGTGGAGCAGGGCTTTACGCAAGATGATGGTACGGGTACCGGTACCCTGAACCTTCTCGACGTGGCTACGGTGAGCGGAACCACCATTACGGTGTACCCTGCTCAGAAGGAACTTGACCCTGACGGTGGTGGCGCTGCCCCCGCTACTCCCGGCTCAACCGTTGCAGGGACCTTCTTCGCCATCGGTCGCCGCGCTTGAGGTGATTCCTCTTGGCGGAAGGAGCGAAGGTGATTGGGCCATACTCGCCCAAGGACTTCAGCGACCTTACGGCGTTGAACTCAGCGGTTGCTACTGACGTTGCTGCGGCCATCGGTGCCAACTCTATCGTTAGCGCAGAACCAATCACGGTGCTTGGAAACATCTATCTTGTCGTGTCCTTCACATGAGGTGGGGTACGATGGGGTTTGATGCACGTTCAATCGAACTTGAAGACCTCGTTCGCGCAGGCAAGCAGGGCGTCAAGTACGACCTTGAGAACGCGGTCGTCACCAACACCGACCGCCCCCTCGCGGGCGTCACGGCGGCTCAGCGCAACCGGAATGCAAATATCGGTGATGTGCTGAACATCGGCTCAGGTACGCGGTGCGTGCATTGCGGGTTCCTCCACTTCCTGTGGCGGGCAACCTGTGGTGCGTGTGAGCGTCCTATGGAGTACAACCTCGGACACCGAGACGAAAAGAACAGGTTGTGAATAAAATGGCATACGTACTTGTCAAAGCCCGACGTGAAATGACACCTCAGCGACAAAAGGTGTACTATCCCCTCACCGGAGGTAAGAAGGCAGGTCTTGGGCCACACCCTTTGTCGCGTGTTGCTAACAAGATTGCCTATCCTCAGTTGCGTGAGATGGGTTGGACGAATCAGGCTGACCCGAATTACGGCCCCGCTGCTGACCGTCTTCGTGAACTCATCATGTTGCAGATGCTTGCCAATCCTAAAATGCACGACCTTGAGTTTGTAAATGACCCTATGGACATTGACCCTGAAAGACAGGCAGAAATGAAGGGTAAGAGCCTTGAGGACGTTTTTGCTGAGTTTAATCGTCCCGGTGACGACCACAAGTCATTTATGACGCCAAAGCAGCAGCGTGCTGCTGAGCGAGAAAACGCCATGCGTAGTGGCACAAAGCAAGTGCAAACCCTCGCAGGCAAGGCAGGTCAGTCAAAGAAGTTGCAAGCCATGCAGGATAGTGCGCAGGCCAAGAACGCTGAGTCGTATGGCTTCCCCATGCCTGAAGGGGCAAAGGAATTGTTTGACGAAGAAGGAAACTTGTCTGAAAAATTGCCTGCCGCGCCGGACATGTCGGCATCTGCACGTGCGCCAAAGCCTGTTGAGGTTGAGCCTGAGACACCCCCCGTCACCGGCAGCGATGCTTTCCTGTCGCAGATGGCTTCACTCAGTCCTGAAGACCAAGCAAAGGTGCTTGAGTACATGAGAATTGGCTTGAGTAGCACCGTGAAGCCACCTATTCGTGACCCCGGTGAGGGCGGTGATGATGACATGTACGGCAAGGCCTTCGCACGTAGCACACCGTTCAATGACGCTTGGAGAATTGTCAAGCGAGATTGGCAACAATCTTACGACGCAGATGGAAACGTAACCCCTCTCGGACCTTACGATTGGCAGGGTCAGGAGTATTTTGCGCATTGTCCGGTTTGCAAAAGCGGTATTTACGTTGAGCAAGAGGATGATTTGTACACTTTACAATACGCAAAAAAATGTCTTGAGTGTCTTTTGGAAGAAGACGTTATGCCATCTCAAACCTCTATACCTGAAATGCGTGACCCCGGCGAGGGCGGTGATGATGACATGTACGGCAAGGCCTTCACCCGTAGCACACCGTTCAATGACGCTTGGAGCCTGATGAAGCAATCTTGGAATCCTTACCTTGGGGGCATTGACCCTATCGTCCAAAAAGAGTGCGAAAAATGCGGTCACATCTTTAGCATTCACTCATCGGCTGAACCTGCATGGAAGTTCTGCGAAAATTGCAGGGCCGCATTAAAAGACCCTGATTTCGACGGTAGCGATTATTATTGATGAAGTCGTGAGGTGAGTTGTTGAATGCCCGTTGTCTTCAGTCCCGGTGAGCCGGAAACTCGGCCCTTGGACCCATCGGCAATCGTGTACACAACCGTTCAGAAAGTCGCTGACCTGCTCGACATTGGACCCGCAGACGCGGTGCTGATGAGTGCTGATGCAGACACAGATGCCGTGTACATCACAGGGACCGAGTTCCGCAGCCACGGTTTTGAGGTTGGTGACCTTGTTCGGGTGTATAGCGATGCTGACCCGTTTGGTCACGAAGATTTGGTAATCAGTACCATCGCTGCGAGTACCGCAGGGGACTCAGCAGGCAAGGGACACGTCAAAATCACCTTCACGACTTCCCCGTTGACGGCTGCTGACTACCAAGTCGCTGACAACGGCTACATTCAGAACCAAGCCTCATTCACCAACGGCAAGACCCGTGGTGTGACCAAGGCCAAGGTCGAGCATGTGATTCAGCGCATGCAAGACCGGATTGACAACATCACGCACAACGCTTGGCGACCCTACCTTGTCACGGCTGAGTACATCAACTTCGACACGTACAAGCCCTACCGCCGCCGCTACTACACCGATTATGTAGGTACAGCCCCACTTATGTTCCGTAACGTACAACAAGTGTTGCGAATTGAGTTGTGGCAAGGAGACGACTACCGTGAAATCGGAGCAGCCGAAGCCCGCATCAAATTGGCAGATGTTTCGGGCTTGGGTGGGAAGAGTCTGTACGTTAGTAGTGGTAACGGGAGTGTTGGCACTCTTTCTGTTGGTAGCGGCAGTACTAATTGGCGTGGAGATTTTGACGCGACCACGGCGGCTCAAAATCTTGCTGACCTCATCAACAAGGAAGACAGGGTGAACAAGGCTGCGGTGACGTTTAGTCCTGCTTTTACGCTTGAAGGCTCCACTACCAATGTCGCCGTACACAACGAGTTCCTCGCAAGCGCGAACGCTGACCTTGGTACGGGAGTCGTCAAAATCACAAGTATGCGCCCCGTTAAGAGCGGTGAAACGTGCAGCATCGTGTCCACCTCGTCTGACATTGTGATTGAGCAGACGGCGGGACGGACGGCTACGGTGGTTTCTGCCGTGTCGGGGACTATCACGGTGAACTCGACTGAGGGGTTCGTGAATGCCGGTGTTGCCATCAACGGAGCCATTGTCTTCCGCTACACGGGCAAGACAGCAACCACATTCACGGGTTGCGCTGACGTGGCCGGTGACCATACTGCCGTGACGGGTACCATCTCGCAGCAGACCTTCCAAGTGGACCTGCAAGGCGGCAGCAGCAGCGGTGACGTGGGCCGTCTGCGCGATTGGTGGCTTGACCCGGAGCAGGGTATCATTTACTTCAACAACTCCTATCCTTTCTTTGAATGGAACGCAATTAAGGTCGCTTACATCTATGGCGAGCGGTACATCGAAAAAGCAATTGAAGACGTTTGCACAAAGATGGTTGCCATCGAGTTGCTGATGGCTGACGACCGCAGCGTACTGATTCCTGAAGGTACGCAGAACATTGACCTTGCAAGCAAGGTGCAACTGTATCAGGCTGAAATTGACCGAACCCTGCCCCGCTATGTTGAGTTGGTGGTGTTTGAGTGAGGGAGTTCACGAAGCAAGGCATGGCTCTTGTTGATGGGCTTACCGAGATGTACATGAAAGACAAGAAGTTGCAGGCCGACTTGCGTGAATACTTCACCCAAGAGCCTGCGAGCATGCGTGAAATGTTCCTTCGCATCGAAGCAGGCGCGGCTGATTGCGAGTTCATCGAGGGTCAAATCATCAACGAAGAGGGTGAGCCTGCAAATGAAATGGTGGTTGAATCAATTAACGATTCGGTGGACCGGCAAATGCTTGCTGCCAACTTTCAGATTCGTGAGCAGCAATTGCAGTACAAGGATGGTTTTTTTGTACCCCTTGACTACCGTGACCTGAAAGAGATGAAGCGTACGGAGGGGATTCGGTAATGGTTGCAACGTGGACTGAAGGCCTCGACGTTATGGTTGGGTTGTTTCAGGATAATTGGAACCGCGCCAACACGGGCAACTACCGCCCTGTTGTGATTGACATTACGACCACGGACCCTGAACATGGTAAGCGTCTTGACTTGCAGAAGCACGACTTCATTCTCCTGTACGAAACGGCGCATAACGAAGAGGCTCCTGAGTTGTTTTACGACTTTGTGACAACGCGAATCAACATCACCGTTGATGCCCGAACGGTTAAAGGACGGAAGCACTTGCAAAAACTTGAGAACGAGATACGACGGCTCGTCCATTCAAAGCGCAAGGGGGATGGTATCAACTTCGACCGTATGGTGTTCAAGACGCGCACCGACCTGTCAGACCGTAGCAAACACATGCACCGGATGACATTTCAGATTGAAGTTGTAACACTTGCAGAACTGATTCCTTGAGGTGAGAAGATGCCGGGTACTGTGTACAAGGGTGATTTGGCGGAGGTTTCCTTCGCAACGGAGACGGGTTTTACGCTCGTACATGGAACGGATGCTTCTTTTGAGGGAGCGTTAGGTGATACGTCGTTCACCTTCACGTCCGGTGTTGCTCCTTTCTTTGACGGTAGCAACCGATTGATGTTTCCCAAAGACATACTTGTTGGCTCTCAGTTTGTGTTGACCGGTCAAACACCTGTGGGTAGTGGGGATAACGCTGCTGATGGTCGCGTGTTCACCATCACCGGAAACGACGGTAATACGCTGAACTTTTCGCCTGCTCTTTTGGCCGGTACCGGTACCTCGCATTCATTGCACGTCCTGCCGTACAAGACACCGCCTGTGGACGCTCTAAACAATGCGTATGCAAGTAGTGGACCTACGGAGAATGTTCTTACCGACCAATTCCTCGGTATTGCTACCGCACTCACGCTGCCTGAAACCAAGGTGGACCTCAAGCGGTACCACGTTGTCGGTCTTGGTCGAGATACCGCCGTGCAGGTTCCGGGCAAGTTCATCACCGAAGGTGGTTCTTTTGAGGTGGCGATGCACACCGCTCGATGGCTCAAGTATTGCCTTGGCAACGAGATTTCAACGCTGCCTGACTCCGGTACTACGTCCACTTTGAACGGCGAAACGAAAGTTGGTGCTACGTCTGTGACGCTCGCTGACGCAAGTTCATTCGCGGTTGGCAATTTCATTCATATCAAAGATGATGTTACCGCTTTGCCTGTTGTTCTTGACCATGAGCCAATTACCTCGGTATGGGACAAATCGGTTGATGCCCGACTTTTTGATAACGCATACCCCCATGAAATCCGTCGTATTGTTGGAAAGAGAGGCAATGTCATTTTCCTTGACGAGCCGTTGGCCTACGACCACACTACGGGGCGTACAGTCAGTCACCACGTGTACAACGCGGGTAACGCACCTTCCATTGCTGCTTCGACGTGTGCGATTACGAATCCTGTGACGCACCTGCTTTTCGCTCGCTCGCACACCCCTTCGTTCAGCCTTGAGGTGTCCCACCGCCGTCTTGACAAGGACGCCGATACTGTGAATGACGGTGGTGTGACCGATGCCAAGACGCTGACCCGTGTGTTTCGTGGCTGCAAGGTGACGGACTTTACCCTCTCCACCGACAACGACGCTGCCCTGCGTCTTGCGGTCAACTTCAACTCGGCCCTTTGCTACACGGATGCGGGTCGCTTGGAAAACCCCGGTACGTCCACGGACCGGTACGACCCACACCGCCTGTTTGACGACACGGCCAACAACCATGTCAACCGCCTCAACTCGGGCATCGGTTTGGGTACGCAGAAGCCCTTCATGTTCTATGACGGTAGCATCAACATTGCCGGTGTGCAAGCAGGGAAGGTGCTGAACTTCACCCTGAGTGGGCAGACCGGCATACAGGCATTCCACACCATCAACGGCTCAACGCAGAACTCAGGTACCGCTGATGAAGCCGTACCCTTCGGTGGTAGCCGCAACACCGCCCTGATGGTTGAAGGCAAGACCTCCTACGAGTTGTCGCTTGAAGTCATGGTGGACGACCCGTTGTTCTTCAACAAGATGCGCTCGGCCACCGAGTTCAGCGTTCACAAAACCGGTGCCACAAACGGGCAAATCGTCATTGAGTTTGAGAAGCCACTCGGTAACACGGCTGCTGGAAATAGCGAACGCATGGTCATCCTCATTGACGAGTACTACATCGTTGAGGCACCCCTCCAAATCCCCGAAGACAAGGGTGTTGTCAAGAGCCAACTCAAGGTCATGCCCAAGTCCATGCGCGTCCTGTCACGTGATACCCTGCTGAAATACTGAGGTGAGAGAATGATTATATCCACCGCTATGTGCCGACGGCTTGGGCTTGAGCAGTACGCTCTTTGGGTGTGTGAACAGAATGGCGTCGAGCATGCAGCGGAATGCCCTGTCTCAAGCCACTCGGCCATCCTTACTTGGGTACGAGAGCGTCTTGCCGTACCGGAAGAGTCGGTGGTCGAAGAGGTTGAAGTGGTGGAACAACCTGCTGAAGAGGTCGTGACTGAAGAGGACACCCCATTTCCCTCCACTTTGGCGTATGACGCCATGACCGTTGCCGAACTGCGTGATTTGTGCAAGGAGCGCGGCTTGCCGGTGTACGGCACTAAGGCCGAGATTGTACTGCGCCTGCGTCAGCACGACAACGGCATCGAAATCGAAGAAGATGAGACGGAAGGCCCCGCTGAAGAAGCGGCCCCTGAAGTCGAGTCGGATGCCCCCGTCGAAGAAGAGGCGGCTGCACCCATTGGAGATGAATTGAATGACACAAGTAGTGACGGACAAGAGCCTGTTGTTGAAGACGAATGATGAAACGATGCACGTTGTACCCGTGAATCCCAATGACCCCTCGCAGGTCATTGAGGTTTGGGTGCGCGACATTTCGTTCCTCGATATTCAGGACGCCGCACAAAAAATGGTCTTTATTCAAAACGGTGAAATCTCTCTCTCGCTCAAGGCGTATTGGGAGCATGCCTTCTCCAATTGGATTGTGCGCACCAACCCCGCCCTGACGGGTGCTGAACTCCTGTCCCTGAAGGGACCTATCGGTGAAGCCGTGTCGCGTGTGCTTCCGCAGCCAAATGAGATTGCGGAGGCCATGCAAGGGGGGTTTATGACGCCGAGCGAGTGAGGGTCGAACGCTTTCTCAAGAAGACAACGTACGATAGCGGAGAGGATTTAGCGACACAGATTGAACTGTGGGCCTACATCATCTCGCAGCACTACGGTATGTCCCTTGCAGAAGTGTACGCCCTCAGTCCTCGGCTCTTCAAGCAGTCCCTCGTTTGGGCAATGGTGGCGACCGAAGAGAAGACAAAGGAGAGCGAACGTAGGAGACAACAGGCGAAGGGCGGCGACCGCGAAACCGTAAGCCTCGATTACTCGTTCTTGAATTGGGAGTGAAGATATGACGCTGCTCTCAACCATGGCGTCCTTGTCGAACCTCGTACAAGGCATCGCCCCTGCGTTTGAGGACATTGGTAAGACGGCAATCAAGGCATTTGAGTCCATCAAGACCTTCGTGAACGACAACGTGGTGACCCCCATCTTGGAAAAGTGGGAGAACCTCAAACTTTGGTGGGACGAGTTCAAGACAAATGTGATGGCTCGTTGGCAGGAAATCAAGGACGGGGTGATGGAAAAAGTCGAAGGTATCTTTGCCCTGTTCACCGGATTTGAATTACCTGAAGTCTTCACCAAAGAGTATTGGACAGGACTCTTTGACGGATTCTCAATTGATTGGGCGGGTATTTTCGCTCTTGTAATTCCTGAGCCGCTTCAACTCGTCTTCGACTTCATTACGGGCAGCGGTGCGTTTGCATCGTTCTCCATCAAGGACCGGATTGACCTTGCCATTGGTGCGCTACCCGAACCGCTCAGCACCATCGTCAACCTGCTGAGTGGTGTGGCAAACTTTGGCATTACGAAGGTCGGGGACTTCTTTGACTTCGCTATGAACGTCGGTGGTACTGTCATTGGATGGCTCATGGATTTCATTGCCGACCCAAGCGGTACGCTTGCGGCTACGGGTGAGTCAATTACGACCTTCTTCAGCAACCTTGCTACTCAATTTGGTGACTTGATGAAAGCACCACTCAACATCATCATTGAGGGATGGAATGCAGTTGTTGGTGCTTTGAACTTCTCAAAGACATTCGACCTTGGGCCATTCGGTGAACAAACGGTAGGCATGGACCTCAGCAGTTGGACGATTCCTGCACTCGCTAAGGGTGGTATCGTCAACTCCCCTACGCTTGCACTTATCGGTGAGGCAGGCCCCGAAGCGGTTGTGCCGCTTACGGGCGACAACGCTCCGGGCGGCAATCAAACCTACAACATCACAGTCAACGCGGGAGGCATCACCGACCGTACCGACAAGCGGCAATTGGCCCGTGAGATTGGCAACATGATTCAGCAGGAGTTGGCCCGCAACCTTGGCGGCACCACCATGAGGGGGCGGTTCTGATGGCGAACGGTACACCGATTCGTCTGATTCAGCGCAACGGCGGCATCATTGAGTTGAACGTCACGACGGTCACAATGGACGTGGACCGCAAGTTCAACCCCAAGCCACTTGTGTACTCAGGTTCTCACCGTGTCGCTACCGACTCCAACCTGACCCGTGCCGTCATTCAATTGGAAGGTGTCATGACCGATGATGATGCGGTGTTTGTGTCGTCAAGCACGCAAGCGAGTGCTTCAATTGATTTTTCGTACAGGATAGACGGAGTACGAAAAATTGGAGATGAAATTACTGATGCTGAAAAAGAGGAAGTGGTCAAGGTAAGTGCTTTAGGATATTGGGAACCTACTACTATTTCCAATCTCAATACACCAAGACTTGCTCTCGATGATACGAATGTAATTTACTTTGTGGAAGACTCAGCATCGGATGGTTTCTTCGCTCCAAACTCAGTTCATTGGGTAAGCACGTACGATGCGTCAACCTCGACCGCCAAATCAGCAGCATCTATTGCTCAAGGAATTGCAAATCGTATTGCTGCTATGGGTGCCCCTTACACTACTTCAACGGGCACTTCACCCTACACCGGACAGGCAAACGCCGTAGTGAGCATCACTCGTACTGCAAACGGTAATAACACCAAATACCCGAAGTTCAAAAAATGGAACAGCGGTGCAAAGGAACCACTCATCATTACAAAATACGTTGGCTACCAAGAAGGAGCAGGTACCACAGGCATGAGTGCGGGCGACAAGGTGCAGCACTTGTGGGGTGTGCTAAACAACTCGCAGGACGGCGGACGGGGGCTTGAGAAAGGAAGCCTACGTCAACGAGATGATGTGACCGGGCGTAGGAATACACGCGGTGGTGGAGATTACATCATTGGTATTCAGATTCCATTTGAGTCAATGGTCAACGCAGCGTCGGGTGAGAAGTATTCCGCCGTCAACCATTTCATGACGACGGGGACGTACCATTTGCAAAATCCTGAGACAAAAGACGTGGAGAACGCTACCCTCGCAGGTGTTCAATTCAGCGATGCGAAGAACTCCTACACAGGGATTAAGGGTGGCGTGGACAAGGCTACGTTTGTGCGATTGGGCGGCGAACCGTTGTACCAATTCACCATCATCTTCCTACCGGCTGACGTAATCCTGTGAGGTGAATACATGGTTGCAGTCGGTCGAACGAGTCACGCCCTCTTCTTTGACGGCGTAAGTGATTCGGTCATTCTGCCGCAAGGCAACTACATCGGTACGGGTCAGCCCACGCCGGACGGGAAGGTGGTCACCAACCTGCTTCAGAAAGAGCGGCGTAGCGGTGGTGAAAGCCCGCTGATTCCCAAGGCCAACGGCGACTTCGTTATCGAGGCATGGGTCGTGCCCGACTGCGGTGGTGTGATTGCTCACCGTGAGGGGCAGTTCACGCTTTCGCTTGGTACCGTGGACACTCCCGGCCCCGCAACCTTCGACCTGCTGCTTGAGGGCAGCGCAGGGTTGTTTCAGGCATATTTGACTTCGGCAATTGATGCCAGCGACCGATGGGATGGTATCGTCTATCCTCACCACGCGGGCAGCGTACACGACTCGTACAACCGCTTTGACACCGGTACCTACGGTGAGGCGACCAACCTCAACGCTGCGCACAGACCCCTGTACCACGTCGTTGCAGGATTTTCCTTCGGTCAGGCGTTTCTGTACGTGAACGGCGACCTCATCGCATCGCAGAAACTCGATGCTGACATGCGCATCGCACGTTCCACCGAACACGTGTACGTGGGCGGCAAGGGCGGTGAGTTCCGTGGTGCGGTCGAAGCCCTGCACTTTCTCGGCCACTACGACAAGTCCACCGTTGAGTCGCACATGCCGACCCAATCGGACGTGTCCACCGGTCTGTACCGCTTTGAAGAGCCGATTGACGTGGTGGAAGGAACGTATTCGTTCAACGCCGTGAGCGCAAACGCTACGAGCATCACGGTGTCTGCAAGCGATGCTCAAGCACTCATTGTACGGTTCACCGGTAAGCCGTACGATTCTGCCTCCCCTACCGTTGATTTCACGGCCAAACCGTACAGTATGGGGTCGTACAAGGTCGTGGACTACTACACCGGCTCAGGCACCCCTTCAACGCTCTCAATTGCCCACGTACCCTACAACCTGCTCATCAACCCCGGTGCCATCACGCGGGCCACGCAGAAGCCTAATCAGAAGCCACCGGAGCGTGTGCGTGTCAAGAGCATCAACGGCAGCACGGGTGTCATCGAGTTGACGAGCATTCACGTTGACTTTGTGAACGGTACGGGTGGGCTGCGCGGGTTGCTGCACAACCGGACGGCTGACGTGGACAACTACTTCGTCGTAGTCGGTGCCGACCTGCTGATTGACAACGGTACGGGTAAGCCGTACCAACCACCGCACTACGGTACGCAAGTCTTCGACCGCACCGGTCAGATGGTGATTGACGAAACGGACAACGAGCAGCACGGCATGGTGTACTCATCGCGTATGGCAACCACCACCGACGACCCAAACAATCCGTTCGCGGTCGTGTGGCCGAGCGATGTTGACCCCTTGTTCCAAATTGGACATAGCGGGCGGCACACCTTCTCGCACGTTGTCGGTCATGAGTTCATGCGCCGTTATCCGGTGCCGTCGGACTTGGTTGTGGACCAAACGGTGACCGGTGCAGCGGACATTGTGACAATGCGCTACGACAACGTGTCCCGTTCGCTGCGCAATTCGTTTGCCATGAACGCCCTGACTGACGTGTTTAGCGAAGATGCCACGGCTACGGTGACTGAAATCGTGTCAAGCACCACGGCGTCTTCAGTCGTTCACAACGGCTTGCCATCTGCTGCCCGTGAAGTCATCGGCATCGGTGGTGCTGACTTCGACTTCCGACCCTTCTTGCTGAAAGGACCTGCGCCATTGTCCGGCTCAGATGTGAATGATACAACGCGGTTGTATCACCTTGTTCCTGAAACCACGTCCCGTGTTGCTATCCTCAACGTCCCTGCTTTGCAAACCTCGCACAACATGGCTCCCTTCGTGGAGATTCATTACAACGCAATTGACCTGACGGGTGCAAGCATGGGCATCAGCGGACCAATGCTGATGGTCGAGAAGACGGTCCCTGCGGCTTCTCTTGACCTTGGTGGTGGGACGTACGTGTACGACCTCATTGCTGCTGCTCTTGACGCTACGATGTATGCTCCGGGCGGTATGCTGATTCTCGACCCTGATGTGAAGAGCAGCAACGAGTACATGTTTGAGTCGCACAGTCTGATTGGGGACAACACGGGCGGTGCTGATTACGATTCTGAGTTGGACTTCACCCGCACCCCTGCTGAGTACACACCTGTGTCGAGCGTTGACGCTGAGCCGTGTACACCACCTGCTCCTGTACGTGCCTCTCACGTTTCCTTGGACCACGAATCGGTGTACAACCGACTCACGTTCACCAAGGCAGGCATCGTGACCGAAGACGACCTGACCGAGATTGGTGGCTACAAGCGGGTCACTCCCACCGAGGAAAAGACCGGTGCGGGTGTCTTCGACGTGGGCATCCCTGACGGCATCAGTCCGGTGCATGAGACGTTTGACGTGATTGACAACTACCTTGCGCCATCGGGCAAATTGCATATCTTTGTGCAACCAACAGACCGGCGGCGGAGCAACCAACTGCTTTCTGCTCTTGAGGACGACTCGTCCATCACAATAATGCTGATGATGGCACGGACGCGCCTCCGAAGCATCAGCGAGGAAAATGACCCTGAATCAAACTTGACGACCATCACCGTCACCGGTGCGGGTGTCGTGGAGTCCGTGCTGAACCGCAACGTCAGCGCGGTTGGTGAAGGTTCACCTGACTCTTACATCGTCAAGGAGATTGAGCCGAATGCACCTGTGGTCACGGTGACGCTTGGAGGACCGGGACAAGGTGCGGTGAACACGAAGCCGACGTTCGACCCAAGCCCGCTGATGAGGCTTCCCGGCTCAACGCGCCGTTCCTGCGCTGTACGTGCGACTCACGTGTACGCCAAGAACGACACCGTGACCACAAAAAACATTCTCAGCGTGGCACCGCTAAACAACGGTTCACCCGATATTGCATCGTGGGGCACCATCGCGTTCCCAAAGGTGGGGCGAGTGTACCTCGACAATGGCGCGAGTGCGGAATACGCAAGCAAGGGTGGCTCCGGCTTCATCTTCACCAACGTCAGCGCAAGCGGTACGGGCCGCTACCTTGGTGCTGATGGAGAAGAGTACTCCAACTTCTTCCTGTGGTGCAACGCGGTCGGTTTGATGAAGACGACCTCATCCCCTGCCGACGTGCAGACTTCGCTGACCCTGTACAACGACCCAAACTTTGCAGACGATGCGATGGCTCAAGATGGCAGCACCGTGAACGACAGACTGTTTCAGTCCATGGACACGGTGACACACGACTACCAACTCGGTACGCAGTTTGCAAGCACACGGGCCATGGTCGAGATTCCTGTCTTCCCGCAGCAGTTCTTCGACCATCCTGAACAGGGCATCTTTCCCGGTCCTGACAACTCGATGAAGTTGCACCTCGATGCAACCTACACCGCTCACTCATGGAACCCGACGCCCGTGGGTCGCCGTGCCAACGACATTGGACAAGCAGACAAGCAAGCATCCTCGGCGTACGGTTCCAACAGGGAAGGATTTGTTGCGGCGGCTCACATTGAGCGCATTGTCAAGAACCCCATTCCATCGCCGGGATTCTATGAGATTTACGTTGACTTCCCTGAGATTTTTCCCAATGCTGACGAAGGCTCATTGCCACGAAGCGTTGGGAACATGAAAAGCGTCGGCTACTACCGCCGATGCTTCCTTGCGAACGGCATGAGTGCGTTGTACGTCAATGACCCTACGACGGACGGATTCATCAAGGTACCTGTCCCTTCATCCAAAAATCACGGTACCTTCATTGAGGGCTTCTTTACCAACGCCATCCCCGGTGCTGCACTTTTCGTGGCTCAAGGATTCCGTAGTGAAACTCTTGTCCCGACCGATTCGGATGCAAGTACACCTTCGTCTGACTTTGAGGGACGTTCCCCGTACTACTACGACGCGGCCAACGTACAAACACAAGGAGGTAATCTCGACTACGGTATGCGTCAGTACGTCAGCGCGGTTGAGTTCAAGGCCGGTCCACTCGCTAACCCACACGCCCCACGTACTGTGTCTAAACGTGCAGCGTCCACGATTCTTTCAGTCCCATCTGTGAGTGGAAACACCTACACGATTACGCTTGAAGATGGGTCGCTTTTCCCTGACGTGCCGTTCACGCGAGATGCAAGTAACGTCATTCAGTTTGAAACGGGTGACCCGTTGTATATTGCTGAAGTAATTCAGGCTGATGGCTCGACCCAAGACGTGTACTACCTTGGACGATTCAACAACACGTTCACGCAGAACACAATTGCAATTGTCGCTACTTCAACCCCTACGTTGGTCGGTGCTACGCTGCGCTTGAAGCACGTTGCACACGCGCTGCATACGCTAAGCAACCCTGCAAGCGCGGTAACTGAGGAAAAGAAAGTCGTCACGTTCTTGCCTTCCGCAACCGCAGACCAATGGACCTTCTCATCCTCATACGGTGGTGGTACCACAACCACGCTCAACATCACTTGCACCACGGCTGACCTAATGGCCCATGCAAACGTGGTTGGTCTGAACATTCGACCTGACGACCACGTGTACGTGGACACCGGCTCAGCCATCAATTATCTCGGCCAAGTGTCTAAGGTCGAGTCAGCAGAAGTCTCGGGCGGCTCCGACCGTATCATCTTGGCAGCAAACAACCTTGCAGCCATCACTTCAGGTAACAAGATTCGTGTTGCTGCTGAGTCGGTAATGACCGTTGACGACGAGGCTATCCTGAACCGTGCTTGGGTTCACCCGTATGCGACCGGTGGTCTGCGTCACGGTGACACCGTGTGGGCCAACATGAGCATCAACAACCCGCATGCTACCGAAGGATTGTTCGCCAAGAGCCGTGGTGTGTTCAATGACGGCCTCGTTTGGAAGGGCTTCAATGGTGGCTCAGGTACACTTGCTGACCGGCCCCGTAATAGCATCCCGCTTGAGAACTTCCTGATTGGAGACTCTTGCCTTGAGACGGCCATCAACTACGCGCAACACGTCAACAAAACTGTGCAGATGAACTATGAGTCAATGGGCCTCGATGCTGAACAGGCTCCTGTCGTAGCGTATGTTGACCCGTATCTTGCAACCGACGGACATGCCCGCGTTCTTCTGTACGACGTGGGCCACGACCGCGAGTTCATCGCATTCCACGACTTGCATATGCAGGTTCAGTCAAGTGCAGCAACGCCATCCATCGGTTACACTCGACAACTCGCCTACAAGGATGGCACCATCAACCTCGACAAGTTCCTGATGGGTCGTAACGGTGCAGCACCACACTATCTGACAACTCAGATTGACGTAGCCAACGGCTACCCAAGCGAGAACCCATTCCTGCGGGCTACGCAGCAATCCAAGTTCATTGAAGGTGCATATGCACATAACGTCATTGGCGGGGTAAATCAGAACCCGTACAACGCGAGCAGCGAGCAATCGTGGACCGTGCTGAACAATCCTGATGTTGATACGTACAACGTCCTCTTTGCATCCAAGGGCCACGGACACTTTGTTCACACAGGTCTGTACCACGAAAAGGGGAGCAGCGACCTCACCGTTGGTGACAGTACCCTACCCCGTACTCAACCTGCGGTTGCATCTCCGTATTGGAGCAATGCAATCCACCAACTCTCGCGCATCAACGCTGACTCGCATCCGTTGATTACAGCACTTCGCGTACATCGGGCAGAACAGAACCCGAACACGCACACGCTGAAGGACCCAAGTACGCTCTTTGACACGCCTGATGGGACGCGCACCATCTCGGCCTTCTTGAGTCTGAAGGGGAAGCGTAGCATTGCTCTTGACCTCAGCGGTCACGACGAAGAGCGACTTCAGCATCTTCCGCATTGGACGCAAATGGACTTCGTACGCCGCATGACCGTGGATTTCGGTGAAATCGGTGTGAAAGAAGGTGTGACTGACATTGAGGCAGCGGCGCGTGAGATTGTGCGGCTCATCAACCAAGGCGGTGCTGCGAACGGTCGAACCCACGCACGTCGCCCCTCTCAGCAATATCCCGGTGAAAGCGAGCGTCTTGATTTAACACGTATTGGCGTTCGACAGGATATTGGTAATCCAAATCGTGACCCAACGAGCGCCCACATCTTTGCTGACTTTGCCGCCACGGGTTCCACTTACGACCCCGCGCCTTGGTGGTACCCTGACGAAGCATTCGACAGTCACGACCGTGGGAGCCACATGGGGTACCTCCGTGCGCACATTGGTCGCGTGGTTGAGGACCTCGATGGCAACGAAGGCTTCTCCATCGTCATTCACAGTACCATTCCCGGTGCAAGTGGTCGCAACTTCTGCGCTTGGCTTGACAATAGTAAGGGACAGTCCTCTTACAAACCACAGTACCTCATCGGTCACGGTGGTCGGTTCCGCAACTTTTGGTCGCAACCGGACGAGGTTTCCGGTGAGAACATGCACCCCGCTCCGTTGCCGTTGAATAAGCACGGACGGCCCTTTGCTCCAATTACTTCACTCCGAGAATACGTGGCTCAAGAAGAGCCTGATGACATGTTTGCAAGCAATCTCGATGTTGCAGCACGAAACGACGTGGAAAAGAATGCACTTGCTCGTAAGGTGTCAGCGACGATGGGCGGTACGGTCAACAACTCGGTTGCTGATGAGTCCTTTGAGGCACAAAGCCCCGCTACGTCGTTGGTTGAAGGGCTACGTCGTGGTAGCACGGCTGTGGGCCGTATCAACTTCGGTGGGTTGGTTGAAGCGGGTGTACCGGGTTTCGCACCGGACGCAGGAGCGTTTGGATTTGGTCGGCGTGGAAGCACTCGCCACTTTTCCCGCTACGGTACCAACGCGAGCGAATACACAAGTCACGTGAATACGGAAGAGGTCACCGAGGACGCTATTGGTGACACACCGTTGTACGGCATGCGTTTCACCGACCACCGAGGTCGAGGTTATGGTGTCAGGTACGTCTATCGTTGTGTAAATCAACCATTTGCCAATGAACTGACAACACTACCTTCAACCTTAGATGATGAAATCATCATTCATTTTGATGACCGAGACGTTGCACAGGGCGGTTTTACCATTGGACACCACATGGCGGGTGTAGGAGATGCAACAGGACGGTTGGAGCCGAAGAGTGGCATGACCGAAGCAACATGGGTGGGTAACCGTTGGCGTGGTGTCTTTGCCGCAGATGCCGGTTTGAACTGTCAAGCAACGTACAGTTCAGATACCATCACCGTAGTCCTCGACACCCCTTACGATACGGGTAGCACCGAGTTCAACAACCATCCCGACATTCTTGGCTACCTTGGTTTCCCCAAGACCAACGGTATCATGCAATTGACGGACCCATATAGCGGAAGTGCTACGACATTGCATGGTGTGGTTGGAAACACGTTCTCCTATGAATCCCGTACAAGCAACGACACGACAGGTACGCACACGTTCTATGGTGTGCGAGGTGCTGATTTTACCGCCACTCACACTTCTGCATCGTTTGTTGTCACCGACGTACCCTCGGGTGTGTCGTTCAAAGCCGGAAACACTCACCAACTCATCCTTTCCCCGCGTTTGAATTGGACGACGTTGTTGACCGATGAGGTGATTGCGTACGCTACTGTTGCTGCAATCAACATGCAAGACCCCAACATGGAAGACGGGTATTCTGTTGATGTGCGCCATTTGTACGCAGCAGACGGTCGGACACTCGGAGATTGGGGTGTTGGTGAAGATGCCATCATCATTCGTGCGCATAACCCGCAACGTGGAATCAAGCCACTTTCACAGATGTTCAGCGCAAGTCTTCACCGCGACTATGGTATTCAAGCAGCCCACATTGAGTTCGGTGAATATCAAAAAATAGCCAAAACAAGCGCTACATGGAGCGTAACTGCCGGACTAATTCCCCCATTAAGTGATGCACAAATTGCATCGTCGAAACAATTGACGTGCGGGTACATTCCGCGTACCATCGTTCAGGTTCGTACCCGTGGTCGTGGTTACCATGCCAACACACCTACGCCTATCCTTGTGGATTCATACAACGACCCTGTGAACCTCAAGCGGTGGGATGAGAACCTCAAGGGTGTCCGCTTCCTTTCTCGCCCCGGTGACCACATTCTGCCTTGTCTGAGCAACCCACTTTTGAAGACTCAATCAGTCTCAAGCAACGTGTTCACAATGGCCGCAACAAACAAACTCGGCCATGCAATGATTGTGGGTTGCACCCGAACAATTACGGGCACCTATACCACAACGGACCGGTTGTTGGCGTTCGGTCAGAAGATTCAATTGTATCATGCAAGAAATAACTACTCAGTTGTATTTGCTAACCAAGGTGCAAACGCACTTACTGAGTTCACTTTCAACGAAAGAGAAGCGTCTGATGAATGGTTTGATGAGTTTGGTGGAAAGACCTTGAATCAGGATTACTACTTCATTTCATCAATTGGAGAGTTTGACGGGTACCGTTTGCACGGAAGCGTGGATTCCGAGCCTATCGTGTACTTCCGTGGCGCAAGGGATAGCAGCGACCACGATGTACCATTGTACTTCGGCGGTGGGTTCAGCGGCGTCGTGCTTGACGTGAACGACGGTACGCAGAACGACTACGCTGACTTCTATACGCACCCGTACTCAACAGGACCTACGGGTACTGCGGGCATTCAGAATGCCAACGAGATTTCAACCTCATTCGCTTTGGTGGATTGCAACGCGCTGCTTGCCTTCTTCCCCGGTACCGCGCTACTCAATCAGCACCGTGGCTCTATTCACCCACCTGCGTACAACAAGGATAGCATCCTTACGACTGACGTTGACGTAGGATTCGCAACGAAGCACAACGATTTGCCTGCACACGTTACGGCTCGCTACACCGCCGGTATGGTGTATCAACGCCCAATTCCGCTTGTGCTGCGCATGGGTCACCCAACGGCTCGCTACGACGATGCACGCAATAGCATCACCAACCACACCACCTACGTCATCTATGGACCGGGCCAAGCATTTCCCTTCACCGAAACAACCGCTGCTAACGCAGACGTTGAGCCACACCCCGGTTTCGTCGTGACGGTGGGCAACACGTGGAGCAAGGTGCCACATAGCAAGCAACTGCCCAACCCAATCACCAACGACAAGAACGACTACGGCCCACCAACCTCAACCTACCAAAGCAACCGTCAACGCTACCATTGGTACTCGACATGGAATTGGAGTCCCGCTGAGGGCATCCCTCGCGTTGGCGCGGTGTCGAGTGGTGTCAGCCTGTGGCAGCGGCCCGAGCATGGGTACCACTTTGGTGAACACTTCAACCTGCAAGCCACGGTATCTTCACTCAATATCAGCGACTACGCTGCTGCCCACCCCTACAAGCACGCACCCATCGTTGGCTACGGTATTGCTTCACAGGCTGACTTGACGTTTCACATGGACGGCGGCTACCATCCCGGCGGTTCATGGCTTGACAATCAACTCTCATTCAACGCACCGCTTGAGCCAAGCGACTATCGCGTGACCCGTGATTCGTGGAACGAGGTCAACCCAACTGCGTTCCGTGTTTCAGGTGTGCTTGCAAAGCAGGTTCTCGCGGGTGCATCTGCTGAAGAAGGCGACGACTTCGACCGTGAAATTATCGTCGTGGATGCTACGCGGTGTCAGAACGGTGAGGAACTCGCAGCCCTGCTTGGACAGGCCATCAACGAAAATCCCGGCAAAGGTGCGCTCAAGGCCATGGGTGGTACGCACCTCCCTTCGATGGGCAGCGCGATGCGGCAGGACCGCTACGGTTGGGTCGAACTCGACTACGATGATTATACGATTGATGCAACAAAATCGTACTCCTACGTTGAGGCTACACTTTCAGGTGGTACACAAGCCATCTTGGAACAGTTGCCCGCATCGGGATGGATTCGTACGGACAACGCAGGTCGTACGCTCCACACGGTTGACTTGCCTGCTTTTGCGCCCTACCATAGCCGTGAAGTGTACTATGACATTGGTGTTTTCCCGTCAACTTGGAAGGTGCGGTTTTGGCTTGCTCCCAACCGTTTGACAGGCAATCCTGAATTGGAGGATGCACAGACTTTCGATGACTCAACCCTGCCCACCGCAGTTGACTTGAGTGGTGTCACGAAGGTGTACGTGTGGAGCAAAGCCGGTGTTCATCGCTTCAACAACGAGGACGACGCTACGCGCGACCACATGACGCAGGTTCACTTTGCAGGCATTGTGGACGCCATTGACCGCACTCGTCCGGTAGGTGCGGTTGGGTGGTCCGGTGAGCGGTACTCGTACCTCAATTCCCTCAAGGTTGGTTCGGAAGGCTACGGTGCGGGGCGTGGTGCGTGGCATCCAAAGTTGGGCTTCTCTCCCTACGGCTCGGCTTCGACTGTTATGACTGCGTATGGACACGTACCGCACACGTATGCGTTGTACAACACTCCTGAATCACTCGTCTATGCAAACTATGACGGCGTGGGTACGCCCTACGATTCATGGACTGTTGAGACGGGAAGCATTTCGTACACGGCGTACAACGCTGATAGCACGGGTGCGTACAAGGCGGCGGATAGTGCTATCAACCTCACGAACAGTCTGACCGACTTCAGCATCCCGCGCGAGTTGTACCACCCGCAGGGCGTCTTCTCCAAGGGCTTCCTCGTTGTTTCTTATGAAAGTGAATTGGCGTTAGTTGCCAAGCGTGACCGTGACGGTATTACGGCAACCGGTGATTGGCTTGCAGTTGTCTCCAAGACCCGTGCAGGTACGGCTGCTGCAACGGCCATTACGTTCGCGGGTACCGCGCAATGGGACGAGCGCATCCACGGTCCTGAACGGTTCTATGCCCCCGCAACAGGTGGACCGAACGTCGAGGCCCTGATTGTCAGCGGCACGGCAACACCGGCAAGCGCGGCTACCAATGACCCTGAAGTGGCACAATACGACTTCCACTTGGGTGCGTCAAGCGACAATTCATTGTACAACGCTACGCCTGCTTTCGCGCAAATTGGTGACCTATTCTTCGACTTGGACAAGAGCGTAGGTTCCTACCTGCTCAACGATGCAAGTGAGGTTGAGCGCAACCTAATGGTGGACATGCGCACCGCAGGTGGGGGTACCGACTTCAACGCCAAGCACGATGACCTCCGCTATTGGCTTGCACAGACCAACGGCTACGAATCGCTTGCCCGCACACCAATGCGCAACTTCAGCGTCGAGCATGTCGTGTGGAAGCGAATGGACGGCGGCAACCTGTCGCTGCCTGCCTTGAATGCTCGCGGTCTTGGCGGTGTACCGTTCGTCACCCGCGTCAGCGGTGGTACTGCCTACACCACGGGTGAGAAGTTGTACGGCAACGTGCGCTTCTCCTTTGAAACGACCAACTCGGCCATGTTCCCAATCATCCAAGCGCAAGAGTTGGCGCACCCGCAGATTGCTGCTCGCCACCCCGACGAGTTGCGCAACGTCCTGATGGTGCCCAACGAAGAGATTCAGTTTGATTCAATTGAGGTTGAAGATGATACCGGCCAAATCCACACAATCGAGGGTGGCTCACCGTTCGGTACCATTGTTCGGGCCTTCCGTAAGTTGTCCAACCGCACCTCAGAAGGGCTTGCCCCTGCTATCGCAGGCAGCGGCGTGGAGCCGAACCTGAAGGTGCGCCTGCCCGACCCCAACACAATTCCGGGCAACATCATCGTGCGCTCAGGATTCGACCGGCTGCAAGCCTATCAGACTGAAACAATGGGCAGCGGTGGCATGATGCGACCCGGCCTTGCTGACGCTCTCAAGCACCAATTCACCGATGAGGTGGATGGGCCGCGTCGTGGACCGACGTATAGCGACCACGAATGGGACCACATCAGTCAGTCTGCAAGCGGTGAGGCCTTCCCCGACATGACGCGCAAGGGTTGGAGTGCAGCGACAGGCAACGCGCCGCTTGAATCGTCCTACGAGTTGCACGACCGTACGCTCTTCTTCCACGTGACAAAGTGTGGCAACACGCACACGCACCGCTATCCGACGCACTACACGCATGCAAATGGTGTGCAGAACAACGACCTGTCAGCCACAGGATTCTCGTCCGGCACGCTGACTGTGGATGCGACGATTGATGCTGCCCTATACCCCACGACCTTCGGGAATCAAGAGGCTGCGGACAACCGCCGCTTCCTTCGTCTGTACGATGCTGCTACCGACCGGGGTGGTGTGGCCTCGTTCACGGGCATCAGCGGTGACACGTTCACCGGCTGCGTCGGTGACGCTGAGTTTGACGCCTTGGTTGCTAACGGCGTGAGCGGCCTCAAGGTCGTGCCTTCATACTACATGCCTGCGGGTAGCACACGCTTCTATGCAGCACGCCGTCTGCGTGACCACGCTGAAGTGAGCGGCAACAGTCCCGACATGGCGCACACGTTGTACTACACCAATGTGGATGCAAACACAACCGCGCATAGCATCTTTACCAAGCCTGTGTTGACCCCGATGGCCCTGCCACGTATGGGTCACCACTACGTCACGCCGACCATGGCTATGCTGCCCGGACATTGGGCGCATCCTGCCTACCAAGGCCTGTACGACAAACACCGTGCAATTCGTGCATCCTCGCACAAGTACGTGGAACAGTCACTCATGGAGTCACTCGGATTCAATGAAGTCAAGAGTGACATTACGACGACGACCACAGACCAATTCTTCGGTCTTGACCCACAACTGCGTATTGGTACGCTGACCGCCACTCCGGGTGGACCGAGCGACATTCACGGTGGCGCGTTCACGCTGATGTTTGAAACAAAGGTACGCCACGATGGGTACGGTGTCCTTGCATCGGAAGGTGCAGCGGGAACCATCAACAGTCAGGGTGGGCAGACCATCATCCTTGAGGCCGCAGCGACGTATTCGCTGAAGCATCACTTCCCCGACCCCGCTGAGGTTGGTGCGTATCAGATTGTCATTCAGCCGAACTTGAACAAGTCGCAGTTCATTGGTTATCACGAAAACGCAGCAAACGAATTGACGAGCCAACAGGTCGCACTCGTTGTTGGTATTCGTGAAGTGGACGGGACAACCGGCGCACTTGGGCTTGTGCTTGCTCAGACGACCGAGGCTGACGTGCGTGGTTGTGAAGTATTCATCAACGAAGTGATGATTGACCACGACCCCGACCACGGCAGCCAATTCACCAACATTCCACCGCTGCTCCTGTACAACTCATTCGGTGTACAGGAAACCGAAGCACCTGCGTTCACGCGCATGAGCCTGCCCTACCATCCCGGCATGTTTGCTGATGCGACACCGGGGCTTACCACCAACATTCCGTGGTGGAGCATTGTACACCGCAGGCCACCAAATCACGCTGATTCTGAAGGCTTTCGTCATTTGACGTGGCACCGCTTTGACAACTACTACGAGTTTGCACGTGCAAATGCGGGCAACGTGGCTTCTCAAATCACACTCGCAGGCTACCCAAGCAGCGCACCGGACATGTATTCCAAGTTGTTCAACCTCATCAGCCTTAACCCGGTTGCAACCGTTGTGAGTGCAAGCACGTTCGCCGTGGTCGTTGACGATGCTCGCGGCTTCCCTGAATACCCCTACTACGGACAGAAGTTGGAGTACACAGATGCAAACGGCGTACGGCGTACAACTGAGTACACGGATGTGATTGCAGGAAGCACACAAGTCATCATCAATCACCCCGCCAATGCTGACTTTACCAACAATTTGACGGCAGGCACAAAGTTGCGCCTTACCCGTGCGTACGACTTCCGCCCGTCAGGTGCCATCTTTACTGACTCCAAGACAAGCATCATCACGCGCATGCTACCTCAGACCTTGCAAGGTAGCCGTGATACGAATAGCCTGCACTTGGCTGATGCGTTCCTGTGCATGTGGCATCCCAACCTTGGGCGACCGTACACGTTTTACTCAGATTCAGCCCGCACGTTCCTCAACCCGTTGACTGACCGAGCGGTGGACAACAAGCCATACAACTCAATGCCTGAGCATTTTGAGACAATTCACTACCACGATGCACCGTACTTCGGTAGCGTTGGACCCTTTGGCTTGGCTATCAAGACCCCGCCGCCGCTCGTTAAGGCCACCTTTGACGGTAACCCCGCAGCCGTGACTTCCGTGACACCCTCAACGAAGAGAATTGCTTTCCAAGTAGGACCGCACGTAGGAACAAACATCGTTACAGGTGAGGTCATCAGTATTGCAGGGCGTGCCTACACGGTAGCAAGCGTCAGTCTAATAGGAAGCATTACCGTTGACCAAACACCTGATGCTGAAATCCCGGTAGGTACAATTGCTTACCGTGGAGGAAACAATGCAGTACAAACGGCTGAAAGCATCACAAGCAGCGGGGAGTACGTCGCACAAGGTGGACAGACCGATTCAGGTGATGATTCCACGAAGGTGATGCTCAACAACATGTGGCCGAGCGGTAGTCGTGGTGGTCCACTTGTCAGCAGCCTTGACGGGTACGGCGCGGTTGCAGCATCGTGGACCTATGCGGGTGACTACGGCTACGAGCGGCGTGTTTGGCAGCAAGATGGAACCGGTGTGACGACTTCGACCTACGACAGTCTCAGCAACCCAACCACCCCGTTGCCATTCGGGTACCGCTTTGGTCTGCGTCAGCCCTACAACAAGCCCCAATGGTCCTTCTATGGGATGCGAGCATACCGGGCAGGTGTTACTGTTGGCTACTACACCGCCGACTACCAACACGGACCGTTGGTGCAGCGTGAAACTCAGTCGTGGGTGCATCACAATGCGTTGCCGCCTGTGACGTACCCTGAAACCTACGTGGGTATCATGGAACGGCAGACCAACTTTAGCGGCATGCTTGGCGTGGACATGGCTGAGCGGCAGGTTCGGTATAGCGACGGAATGCGCATGACGCGCTCTTTTGGTGCGCCTGTACGCACCCTGCGCAACAAGTCCACGGTGATTCGTGATTGGTGGGGCGACGACAACGGCAAGGAGATTGCTAACATTGACGAGGCTGTGATGTACTACTTGGTGGATTGGTGGGGCAACACACGCGGTGAGGACGTGCGCCGCTTCCCTGTGCGCGGCTTCGGCATCAGGCCCGCGTGGGATGCGGGTGACGCCTACGACCCCGGACGCAGCACGGATGCTACACCGTACGAACGACTGTACAACGACGGCTCACCGTTGGTCAACCTCAAGGGCATTGTTGATTCAGCCTCAAGTAATATCTCACTTGCTCCCGGCGTCACCATCCCACGCTTTGGTGGTCGTCAAAACACGACGAATAACAACAACGCGAACACGCTGATTGACGTGTTCATGCCTGCCAACGCGATGCGCGTAGGTGACATGGGCAACGGGCGTGGCATTCGCTACCCGACGCAGTTCAACGAAGACCGGCTGACCGCGTTAGATGAGGCTAATTACACAACCGGCGTTGTCTTGTCGCACCACACCGCTGAGCCTGTGTTTGGTGACGGATTCATCCGACCGCGCAACGATGAGTTGGCGAGCGACGAGGTACCGCGCGGCATTAGCGCACGACTCAGCGTTGACGAGGACGGGCTGCTCAAGCCTGAAGCGGTCGTCAGCCCGCGTGTGGAAACCATCAGCGGCTCGACCAAGCACACCGATGCGGTGTCCCGTTCAGCCCCGCGTATCGGTCTTGACACGGAGAACGTGGAAGGCGTGGACGACAACCTCATCGCACTCAACACCGAAGCGCACAGTCTGCACGCGGACCGTGGAGTAGGGCAGCGTGTTGTGCTTGTCGGCGGCATGACCGCAGGCTCGCAGACCATCGGCAACCTCGATTATACAGGACTGAACTTTGGTGCGCAGCCGGTTGGTGGTGTGGCCCGGTTTAGTCACACAAGCAACTTCAACCCGCTTGGTGGCACGTACGTGGCAGAAACGCGCAACTACCTCGCTGCGGTCAGCGACTACGGTTGGGGACCGGTGGGTGCAGACAAGGCGAGCAACCCGTATGCTACGTCCACGTTTGACAGTACTTCAGCGCAGATGAACCACACCGACAAGACCATCTCGTTCTTGTTCAGGCCTGTTCGTCTGCTTGACGAGCAGCACGTTGAGATGTTCCGCCCCAACAACAACCTGCATAGCAGCAGCCCGCAGTACGGCTCCAACTACTTCTCGACCACGGGTGGCGGCAAATACGGCGTGTACGCCTACGAGATGCCCTCAGCACGTGCGTCTGCGGGCGAGTACATCAGGGCCACCAACCCTGACACCAACCCGCCCTACGCGCCTGTGTACCACATGGTGATTGCAACGAGCGACACCGTGCCCGATAGCAAGGGGCCAAACCTCGGCGGCTCAAACGGCATGGACACAAGCAAGTTGGACAACGACGTGACTCGGCTTGTCATCAGCGAGAACTCCTTGCAGCACCATCGTAGTGACGCTGCACGTAGGCGTACGAGTGCGGAAAGCGACGACACCGAACGACGTGCAGACTACACCGTGAAGGCTCGATTCAGCCAATCCCTGCACCCGAAGGGGCATAAAGGAGATGTTGACTACGGTGAATCAGACCATTCGGGTGATGCGTCATGACGCCGATGGACGAATCTTGGGCCGTGTTGAAGGAATTGTGCGAAGCGGGCAAGAAGGCCGCTAAGCGGAAGTTCAAGGTGTACCCCTCCGCATATGCGAACGGTTGGGCCGTGCAGTACTGTCAGGGCAAGTTCCGCAAGAAGAAGGGGGACAAGAAGTGAAACTGAAGAAGGACAAATGTTGCTGCGGGGCAACCAAGAAAACGCCCTGCGTCTGCATGTACGAGGGCAACCAATGCTCCGATAGTTCCCCTCGTTGTCCTTGTTACGCTTTACTTCATCAACAAAAGAATCTCAAGAAAATGGTCGGGGTGTACTGATGAGCGACCGCTGCACCTGCCACGATGTGCTTGTCATCAAGGACTTGAATCGTTGGTTCAAGGAAAAGTGGGTGGACGTGAGCCGAAAGGACAAGGACGGGAAGCACCCGCCCTGTGGTCGCCCCAAGGCAAGTAAGAGCAGCAAGGGCTACCCCAAGTGTCGCCCATCAGTCAAGGTCAGTTCCAAGACGCCTCGTACATCAGGCTCAATGAGCGAGGGTGAGAAGCGTGCCGCAACCAAGCGTAAGCGTGCAAAGAAGCAGGGCGTTGGCGGGAAGCCAACGATTGTCAAGGCCCGCACGACTTCAGGTTTCTATCGCACCGCTACAATTCCCGATGACAAGTCTCAACCTGTGCGGAAGGTGCCACATGACTCAGCACACGCACCAAATCGTTTTGCTACGCTTGCACTTTCCCAAGCACTTGCGGACATGAACCTCCCCATTGTGCCTGAAACGCCTGTGCGTGGGGCGGTTGAACAACAACAGATGGAGAAGGTATTTGGTCCGGGTAGGGACAATTTTCACGGACATGAGCAAGAAGTGGAATCAATTGTTTCTGACCCATTGATGCAATTTTTGAGTCTTTCAGACGCTAAAGGTCCCAATGTTGGATTGCAAGATGGACAAGTGAGAGTATTTGACCCCGCTTTTCGCTCGTTTCGTGGTCATCGCTACGTACCCATTGATTACCAACGTGGCGAGTTTGACCCAAACTACGGTGTGAACCTACGAAACCAATTCGGTAGTGTGGACAAAGACAAACTTGCTGAATTGGCTCAGCGAGTAAAGAACTACCGACCCATGTTGGACGTGTGGGAAGGAGATTTGTCTAATCGCGCATGGCAGGGTGGTATGACGGATTACATGCAAGCCCGTGACACGTTGCAATTCTTGTCTTCCATACAACAAGACCCAAATCAGATGAAATTGTTTGAATACGGGAACCCCGCGTACGCAAACATGGTGAACGACCTGCGTAGCCGAATGCCGGTGGGGGTTCAAAAAGCCGAGAAGGAAGAGAAGGCAAAGAAAGGCATGGTCGTGGTCATTGCTCTTGGAAGTCCCAAGAAGGAAGAGAAGGTCGAGAAGAGCGACGTACTCGTAAAGCGTCGAATGATTGGCGTACAACAAGGCATGGCGACGTGTGCCAACCCGAACTGCTTGGCTCAGACTCCCGCAACCGCAGGTGCATGTCAGACGTGCGGCTCGCCACTCAGCATGCAGAAAGCCGAGCGCGACCCACGACTCGCTCGCGCAGGCGTGAGTGGCTTCAACAAGCCCAAGCGCACACCCAACCACCCGAAGAAGAGCCACGTTGTCGTGGCCCGTGAAGGAGGGCAGGTCAAGACCATTCGCTTCGGTCAGCAAGGCGTGTCCGGCTCTCCAAAGAAGGAAGGCGAGTCTGATTCATACCGCAAGCGTCGTGAGTCGTTCAAGGCTCGCCACGCCAAGAACATCAGCCGTGGCAAACTGAGTGCGGCGTATTGGGCTGACAAAGTGAAGTGGTGAACATGCCGTTTGTCAGTCAGGCTCAACGGCGTTATATGCACGCCAAAGAACCTGAGTTGGCTGAAGAGTACGAGAGCAAGACACCCAAGGGTAAGAAGTTACCTGAGCGGGTGCAGAAGGCTCCATCGCCCATGGACCTTGCTTGGGCGTACTTGCTCAAGCAGGTGCCACCTTTGGCTGATTGGAGCGGTGAAGACCTCGCCGCACTTCGATGGATTCCACAACGGCGTACATCAACGTACCATCAGGCTCGGCCAATCATCGGTGAAAAGTTAGGGCAACCTCTCCAATTTGAATATCAAATGAGGCAACATGGCAGGGAAGCACTTCCGGGTGTGTTTAACCCAAAAATTGACACAGTAAGCGGTACATGGGTATCACCTGCTGATGCCATGGCACTCGCTCATCCTGACATTACATCACGCTATTCTGAACCACACACACTACTTGGAATTACTGAAAGCCCGCAGTATTGGCGACACAACCTTTTGCACGGCTATCCTGAAGGCTTCCAATACGGCGGATATAAACCCGAACAATTTGTGAACATTCCACTTCCAAACATGTTTGGTGAGCGTGTGCGTACTCCTGCTCAGATGCAAGATTTTGCATTGGATGCTTTGCAAGCATACGATTCCGAAGGAGAACAGAAGGCCGATTGGTTTGCTGATTTGGGGATGCAACCTGAAATCCGTGCTACACGGTGGGAAGCGGATAGAGGGAAGCCTGCAACCCTTGAAGATTTGGTTGAGATGGGGCTTGTTGGAGTTTTGCCGCCACTCCCATCAACTGACGTAAGACGACCACCGGGGTTTTGATGTTGTATGACGGTAATACAAGGCACACGCTATGATGGCGAGCCTGATGCCATCATGACCCACGTACGCAAGCCTGTGTTTGTGGATAACGCCATTCACTACGGGCGACTCAGCGTGCAGAAGAGTGGCAAACCCAAGGTCACCGTTGAGCAAAACATGACGCGCACGTTGCAGGTCATGCCTGAGCGTGAGTACACGGTCGTGGAGGGTGAGTCAACCGTCCAACTGACGCATAAGAGCGCAGCCGGTCACACGTTTGCAGGCTCACCGTTCTTTGGTTCTGATGTACTTTCGGACGCCAACAAGCCCATGCTGATGTTTAATGGGTCTGATTTTTCGCAGCGACTCATCGGAGATGGTATTTCAACCTCAAGCAACGGGGTGCTTTTTTCACTCCGTAACATGAAAGGTCGCACGTTAAATGGGATTGGTTTTACCGGCGATTCGGTACGGCTTGGGCAGCCCATCGGTGTAGGTCTGCGCACAAGCGACCTTGCCATCAGACTCGCGGAAAGCGCGACCAACGGCACGACAAGCATCGGCCTGTCCCGACCGCGTAACCTGACCGCATCCTACCGCAACCATAGCACACGCTTCGTCGGTCAAGACTTCACCAACACGAACCTCATGACCGCGCTACGCTTCCTTGGGCGGCACGATAGCCGCATCATTCTGCTCGACCGCTTCGGCAACCTGTTGTACGTACCTGTGTCGTTTAGCGAGAGCAACGTGAACATTGACGAAAACCTGCGCACCGGTACGCAAAGCGAATCACCTGTGGACAACTCGGACAACACCGTGACGGTACAGGGTTTGCCGTTGGCCCTCAACGACTTGGTGATTGTCACCGTGAGCGATGCTGAGAGTCAGGCTGAGGAAGTGCGTGAAAGCCCCACGCCTATTGTTGACCACACCGTACGTACCACAAATGCAGCGCGGCGTGTGGCCCGTCAAATCCTCAAGGGTCAAGCCTTGAGCAAGGGTGCTATCACGTCTTCGGGACACCTCGACCTCACGTACATGCGCCCCGGCATGGTCATCAAGTACGGTGGGAATAACAAGGTCATCACCGAAATCATTCACCACCCGCTTGAAGCCACAAGCGACCTAACGCTGCTGAACCTTGAAACGGGCCTTGAGGGGGTGTTGCAGGGCATCGGAGAGTCCTCGACGGTCATGAGCAACAACGAGAGTCCTTCGACCTACGTGCAGCGCGTAGGGCATAACCTGTCGTTCTTCGGTGAAGTGGACCTCATCGTGACAACGACGGTTACGAGCCGTAGGGTGAACAACACGGCTATTCTCATCGGCGGCGTTAAAGGCACCCGTACACGTGGTAAAATTGGTGGCAACGGTTTGCCCATCGGCATGACCAAGGGACCGACGGAGGAAGTGTGATGAGTCCAATGGATGCTGCTTGGACCTTGCTGAAAGCAAGTCGGCAGATGAAGTTGTACAACTACATCGAAGACTACCCCGGTATGGAGCCTGTGACCGCGTTTAGAGGGATTCACGGGGGCCGAGTACCACAGAATATGATTGAGGGTGTACAACCACAAGATGCTGAAAAGTGGCATTCAAACCCGTATGAAGGGATTGCACCTTTTTCAATTAGCGGAATGGGTTCATGGTGGGCTAAGGGCAATACACCCGAAGCACATGAGGGTGCGTCGGGATTTGCGGCAGCAAGTGACCCTGTGGGTATGGTTATGGGTTATCGAGGAAAATTACCAAAACCAATTGACAGAATGGGAATAGACCCCACACCTGCGTTGCTTGGTATGCACGAAGATGAATACGAATCAGCACCGTTGGATTTTGAAGAGACGTTTGCACAACATCAAGCGAATCTTGACCCGGAAAAATTGGTTTGGAGTCATCCGAGCGGCATATGGGAGGGTATGTGATGCCTGTCTCCAACCATCTGCGCCGTTTGTTGATTGAGACGGTGGCCGCGAACATCAACGAGGTGACGCTCGGCTTTGACGGCACACCCGCGACGAGCGACGACGGTTCAGCAGGCCGACCCGCCATCACGCTCGTACCTGCGGTGACCATCGTTGACGATTCTTCAGTCCTAATCGAAGCAACCGTGCCCTTTGACGAATCGTTCAGCGAGTCGCTGCGCGAAGTGTACGTGCAGATGCGCGACACCAACGACTTCCTTCCGGTGGCACGATTCAACATTGCACCCTTCACGAAAAATGGGTCCAATGAAATGAAGATTCAGATTGTAATTGAGGTGGAATGATGACAGGCAACCCACTTTCAGGCCACACGAAGGCCAACTTGACGCTGACCGGCACGGCTACCGCCGTTGATGGACTGACGGACGGGGACCATATCCTCAGTCCGACCATGACGAACTACCTTGAGGGAATCCACGGCAACGGGATTCTGCTTGAAGAGGACACCGCGTACGGTGATAGCGACCGTGACGTGCCTGAGAACCTACCCGGTACGTGCGACCAAGTGACGAACACGTACACGTTCCGCGTCACGGGCGGTACGGCCATCCTTGACGGCGTACTGTACTCATTCGCAGGCGGACACTCCGGTAGCATTGATGTGCCTATCACCACCACAAGCGTACACAAGACAGGCTCGCCTACGGCCCTTACATCGGGTCAGGAAGCCCTCGTTGTGGTGTACGTCTCATCAGACGGTGGTACGCCCGACAATGTGTATTGGGAGATGGGTACGCCTGTCACCACGGCAAGCAACACCTACCCCACCTCGCCGTCTGCATTCCTCAACGCACCCGGCTCGTTGACGAACAAGAACACCTGCGTCCTTGCTACGTTGCGCGTCGTGTATAACGGCGCAGGTGGCGACCTCAAGATGGACATTCAAGAATGCAACGACAAGCGTGTATTCGCTCGTCCGTCACCAATTTACTTCACTCCTGTTACAAGTGGCTCGGTTGCTGCTACCAACGCAGTTACCGACATTGATACGGTACACTCCGGCGACGAAGCGGGTAACTTGGCGAGTAGCCGCATGGGTGCGCTATGGCAATCGTACAACGCTGACGGCGATTCACTCCTATACTATTCAGCCAAGGATAGCGGCGGTACGCGGCATACGCATGTGCTTGGGCCATCGGGCATCAAGTCCCTGACGCCAAGCACCACCACGACGTTCACGTTCAATGAGAGTAATGTATTCGTCATCACGCCTACGGCTGCGCATCAGTTCAACCCGACCGGCACGTTCCCTGCGGGCCACACGGTCTTCGTGAGCAACCACGCAGCCCACGGTACCAACGCCATCACCTTCGACAACGGTGGGCTTGGCGCGGTGTTGGACGGCAAGGAAGCCGGTGTCTTTGTGTACGACGGTACCAATTGGCAAAGCGTCATCTTCGCAAGTGGTGCGGTGTCGCCCAACGCACACGGCGGCTCAGGCTACGTGCAGTTGTCTGACGGCGTAGGCGGGTTCACAAGCGATGCAAACCTTACGTGGACCTCAAGCCCCGCTGCACTTACCATCACCGGCAAACTCAACGTAAGTGGTCTGATTGACCCAACCGGCTTAGTCATTGATGAGAAAGCCAACGTCGCAGCCACAGGCCACTCCACCGTAGCCGCGAAAGGTCTGCTTTGGGTCAAGAACGATGCACCAAATCGCCTCTATTTCACGGACGATGAGGGAACCGACAAGAAGGTAATTCACGCTACGGATAGCGTCACCGAACTCAGCGACGTGACTGACGCAGGCTCAGGTGCCATCATCACGACTGCTGAACGTGGTTTGATTGCTTCTGCACTTCAGTCTGAAACAAACGATTTGACCGCTGCGGTGACGTGGGCCAATGTACCTGACGCCAACATCACACAGTCGTCCGTCACGCAGCATCAGGCTGCGCTGACTGTTGACGATAGCCAAGTGACCGCTGCGGCAAGTGCAGCGAACTACACGCCCTCAGCAGCCACCGTTGAAGGTCACCTGAGCGGCATTGACACCGCGCTTGGTGCCGTGTCCGTGACTGAGACTGACCCTGTGTTCACCGCGCATCCCGCAGCAGGTGTGACGGTTGCAGGTGGTGGCGACATTTCGCAGGGCGAAACCGCCTACGGATGGGGCGACCATGCGGCGGCAGGCTACTTGACGAGTGTACCCGCAGGTACCGTGACGATGGTGTATGCTGCTACGAACGCTGCCGCTACATCAATCAACAATACTACGCACACGAACATTCCGCTTGGTACTGCTTCGGTTGGTGTTACATCACCGATTGTCGGTTATGCGGCAGGAGCGAGCAACGGTTTCATCGTTGTTGACCCCGGAACGTATATTGTCGAAGTCCGTGTGTCCTTGTCGGCTTTTACCGCTACTACATCAAACTTCTATCAGTCACGTTGGGTACTGAATAGTGGGTTGCAAAATTGGGATGCAGGTGGGGAAATCGTCGGTGGTAATGGTCGTACACTACGTCAGGTCATTGTGTTGAATCCGGGTGACCAACTTGGTGTGACGACGTACCAAAACTCCGGCTCCGCAAAGAACACAAACACCGCTGAAATGTTGGTGTTCAAGATTGCTTGAGGTGAAATAAATGAAGACAATGCCTGATGCACTTGCTGAGCAATACCCTGATTTTCCATTTCACGAATATGGCGTAGTAGGATGGGATGGCGACTACGTGTACTGTCCTGAAGCATGGCCTGACGATTGGCCTGATGCCGCACCTACGCTTGCTCAGGTACAGGCTTGGATGGCTGCGTAGGCCAATAGTGCCCGCATTCGCGGCATTGGTACAGGTTGATTCGCTCTTGTGTTTCGTCCAAATACTTCGCAGTTAAACGACGTGGGATATGCCAATGCCCACATCGCCTGCACTTTGATTTGAGGCGGTCAAGGAGTCTCCCCATCGTACTCACGGTCCCAACAGTCAATGCACCAATCACCGTCAATCAGATGCTCCTGTAAGCATGAGCGACTACAACTGATGCAGGTAGCCATCACTCATCATCCTCGGCAAAAACAACAGGCTTCAGCAACTCCTGTGTACGGTAGTGATGGTCACGAATAGACAGAAAGAAAAAGTCGAAAATTGCACCACCAATAATTGCGTACCCAAGACGTAGCGTATTCAGCGTGATGTGTTCCATACCCGGATAATTGGTGTAGGTTTCAGCCGAATACTGACTGTTCACAACGACGAGATAGCCGAAGAAGAGCCACATGATGAGAGCAGGGATTCGGTCATACAAACGCTTCACTTTAGCCATCACTCAACACCCCGTCGTGCAATGATATCGTCAATGCGCAGGATGGCGTTGGTGACTTCGGCTGCACTCAGCACGGCCTGACGTACAAGCGCGGCAGGTTCCACCACTTCGTCAAGCATCTTCACGCCGCCGTTCTCCACGTCCGGGCCTGCAAGCACGTTGCCGCTCATCAGTTCGTGTCGCATGGCGAGGATGGTGTCAAGGGGGTCGTGACCCGCGTTCTCAGCGATGGTAGCAGGGATGGACTCCAAGGCATCAGCGAAGGCTTCAATCGCCATCTGAGCGCGTCCACCGATGGTGCTTGCGTGAGTACGCAGATGCATCGCCATGCGAGCGTATGCGTTGCCACCGCCCACAACCACCTTGCCGTCGCGCATGACAAGCGATACGACGCCGAGGGCATCATCGAAGCCCCGCTCCACTTCGTCAAGCGTGTGCGTCGTCGCACCGCGCAGAACGAGGGTAGCCTCGTTGCTCTCATGGTCGTTCTCCACGAACAGGTACCACACGTCGTTGTGCCGCTCACGGCGCACGGTGGCCTGTGTAGCCTCGCTCGCGTCGGAAGGTGTCTGATGGATGGTCGCACCCGTAGCACGGCTCAGCGCACGCATGGTGGACTCAGGAACACGCCGCACGACCATGATGCCCGCCTTCTTCAGCGCGGCGCACACGTGGTCATTCACGCCGTCACGCACGAACACGACGCCGCCACTTGGTAGGGCATCGGTTACGTTCTTTGACTGTGAAAGCAAAGCGGCGTTGCCGCCGGTTTTGTAGGACTGATACGACGCAGCATCCATCTGCACCTGCACGTTGTCCTCGCTCTTCTCATGGTCCATGCCTGTGTTGATGAGCAAAATGGACGAGTAGTCCCCTTCATCAGACTCAAGCACGTAGTCCTTGTTCACGATAATGCCACCGTACAGGTATGAATCCTCGATAGAACCACCGGGGAACGACACGACCTTGACGCTCTCGGCATCCCCACCTGCCTTGGTCACGGCGTCCACGCACAGTTGAGACACGGTGTCAATGGACGATTCCAACGTCTTGCCTGTAATGGCTGTACGAGCCACGTACGCAAGCATGTCGTTGGATTCCATCGTCACCTCATCGTCAAGATACTTCACCGCCATCTGAGCGGCTTCGTGGTAGCCACGGCAAATGACGTTAGGGTGCAGCCCCTTTTCAAACAGGGACTCCGAGTTGCCAAGCAGCGCACCTGCAAGGACGACCGTACTTGTCGTACCGTCGTAACACAGACTTTCCTGCGTCTTGGCAATCTCAGCAATCATCTTCCCACCGGGATGCGACACGTCCAACTCACGCAGGATTGTTGCTCCATCGTTGGTGACGATGACGTTACCCCCACCGTCAACCATCATCTTGTCCATACCCAACGGACCAAGCGTTGACTTGACTGTTTCAGCCACCGTTTTCGCTGCCCTAATGTTGTGTACCTGTGCTTTGCTCTTCTTGCTATCTTCGCTCACCATTCCACCTCCAAGTCAATGACCTCCCCCGTCTTCATGACGCGGGAGCGAATGTAACCGTTTGACTTGCCGAACGTGTACAGGTCGTGAGTGAGTTGTGCATCGCTCAGACAGTACTGCGCAACCTCATCGTACCTACCCGCCCGCCATGCTTCAGGAGCATCATGGCTGCTCATCAGTTTGGCATCGTCAAGCGTATGCTTTACCAAGTCACCGAGGGACGACTGTACACCGCCCTCCACAATGAGGCCTGCCTTCTGTACAAGCAACTTGGTGTCAATGATGGCGTCAGTCTTGCTAAGCAAATCACCCGCCGTCCAACAGTCAAGTGCGTCACGCAGGATGGGCAGGTCGAACTTGCGAATGTTGTGCCCAAGCACCACACCGCCGCCTTCGACGTGCTTCGCAAGGTCATCCCCAAGCGTACGTGGGTGCAGGTCTTTTACTTCAGCCTCAACTGAAACGGCCTTGTTGCAGTACACCGTGCCTTGCACACCGTCCCACGTAGCAACCACAGACGGCTCAAACGAAGCGGTCTTGTCCCACCCACCAATCTCGTACGAGTAGTTGGCGGTTTCAATGTCAAGTGCGAGTACATCAGTCATCGTTGCACCAACTCCCATTTCTTCATTCGGCTGCTTGCGTTCTTGAAACAGGCAGGGCAAAGTAGGAACTTTTCCTCCACATCACCTGTGTCTTTGACCACTTGAGTGACACGTATCAACTCTTCGACGGGGAGCGGTTCCTCATCGTCGTAGTCCCAACACGCTTCAGCAATGCCGCCGAAGTACTTGTACCGGTATTCACACCGCTTCGGCATCATGCATCACCTTTCCTACGCAAGTAAATGCGACCGCTATCCTTCTTGGTGCTAAACAACTTTCCTCCGAAGTCCTTGAAGTGTCGCTCGGCGGAACTCTTGGACAGGCCCGTGCCGGTCGTGTACGCAGAAATGACGTTTTGTTTTCGCCGCCATCCGTCCACACCTTCAATCTCGTACGGCTGACACGCATTGAATGCGCTCAACATATCGTTGAGTACCTTCTGCTCCTTGCCCTTGTTGCCACCGATTTCAACAGAATCCTCAAGCCATGAAATGAGGTTGACGAACAAATCAATCAGGATTTCATGCGCCATGTCCACGTGGCGAGCAAGAATCACGTCGCTGCGCTCAAGCACCGCCATGTGCAGCGAGAAGATGCCAAGGTAGTTCTCAATGGCAGGAGTGAACGACGCCACGATTTCAGACATGGATGGGTCCATGTCACGTAGCAGGTCGTACACTTCTTCAGACGCTTGATGAAGGGCAACTTCGTAGTCAGCCTCAGCCGTGAACATGTCCCACATGTGGGCTTGAACTACTTCCTCCTGTTCTTTGTTCGTTAATTCAGACCAATTCGTGAATGTGATTTCAGCGAGGTTCAACAACTTGTCACGTACCCACTTTTGCGTTTCACGGAAGTATTCGTACAGGTCTTCACGTGAGTACTCAATGGCACGGGGCTTTCGCCAAAACGTACTGAGTCGCTTTTGACTCACGCCCTGTCGCTCGTCCATGTCCCAATGTCGCCAATAGAGCAGAACACGTTGGAAGATACCCTTGGTTAGCACGTACTCCTTCACGCCTTTGGGCGGGTAGGTGGTAATCCACATTGACACGCTTGACTCAGCCTCGACCTTGTTCCCCTTCATGTGTTTCACAAGGGTGTTGTTACCGCTACCAACGGGATTGCAGGCCGTCTGCAAGTACAGGACCGTCTCCTGACTGTGCTTACCGGGGTTGAGGATGATGGAGCCTTCGTCAAAGTTGATGGCTTTGCGTCCCGCGAGTAGCCCTTCCACCGTTTCATACTCACCTGTTGGCTTGCCGTTGTCGTCCAACACCGCTTCAGTTGAGCCAATCAGCCCCGCGTCTGTACCTGATGCGAACAACTCAATGGGTACATCTGCCTCATTGCACACGTCGCTAATGAAGTTCCATGCGATTGATTTACCTGTACGTGAAGGTTGAATCCAAAACACGTGTACGCGAGGGTCAAGGTGTGTGTCCCCCGTGGGAATGCGAACGTAGGGCAGGATAGCCTGCCCTTGAATGAAGAAGAATGAGAGTAGTCCCGGCACTTCGTTTCGCATTGATGTTTGCGAGAAGTGATGCAGGTATGCATTGAGAATGTCATGCTTCTGTACGGCGGTGTAATTTCGTGGCTCCATGTTGCTCATCTCCTTTTCCTTTTGTTGGTTATATACTTCGACGGACAGTCCTCTCTTGTTTGACCTGCTCTTCACTTGTCAGCACGTTGATGAGAAGACGCCTCCGAACATCACCTAACCCCTTGACCTGTTTTAATGACTCAGGGTGGGCCATCTCTTCGATGCTCCCACAAGTGTCAAGCAGACGCTCGGCAATCTCTCGCCCAACACCGGGTACGGCCATCAGCATGTCCATGCGGATATCGTTCGACGCAACGCGCCTTAGCGCATGTGCGCCGTGTGCGCTCGCAGGCTTGTGCAACTTGTCGTGAAGACGCACGATGAACGATGCAGCCTCACTTGTATCAGACGTGTACAACACCTGACAATCAAAGTCAGACATGATGCGAGCAAGAGTACCCATGAGTTCGTTCTGCACCCGCGAGTATGACACATGCTTCCCCGAGGCCTTGGCTTGTGCAAGGTACTTCTGAATCGAACCGTGGACGACGAGGAAGAACCGCTCAAAGTTGGCATCCATGTTGTCAAGTTGCCGCCACAGGTGGCCGCTATGCGAGGACAGGAACAGGTCGTTGATGCTCTTGGCCTCGACCAATGCGCCGCCGAGTTGGTAGTCGCCTACAACGAGCGATTGGCGGATAACGACAAGCCCTGCCTTCTCCGCTTTCCGCTCGACGGACTCACACAGGAGGCCGCGTTCGTTTGAGTCAATGATGAGTTCAGGCTTCGGCATCAGTCAATCCCTCCCATTTTGCACCTTTGCTGATATTGTCCGGTCCCCACAAGGGTTGCAGGTTGTCCAATGTCCAACACGCTTTGAACTCAGGGTCGTCTGTTGAATTGAACTCAAACGATGAAATCGGACGAATATGGTCAATGTGCCACTCATCCATGTTGTCCCACGACATACCTTCAACAAACTGTGACTCAAGATGGTGCATCAGTTGAACGGGTGTGTAGCCGACAATATCGAACGTATAAGAGTGCTTTTGCAAATCACGAAGAGTTCTTCTCATCCTCCTTCTCATACGTTGTGAAATAGCATTCTTAGGTTGTGCATACCACGTTTTGAGCCTACATTCCGTAGTGCAGTATTGCTTATTTTTTTGCTCGGTGTAGTACGTGCTATGGCAAGAAACGCAGGTTTTGACTAAGAGTGGGCGTTCAGCAATTTCTTTTGCCTTGCTTGCCCTCCTACGCTTTTTTCGCATCTCGATTACTTCGGGTCGCTTTGCATACTCAAAGCAGTATTCCCGATGACCGTTAGTGTTTTTTTGGTATCGCAGTTTTTGTCTATGCGCAGCGTGTTTCTTTTTGCAAACGACTGAGCATACAAGGCTATTGTGTGCTTTGGGTTGGAACGTAGTTTCACAAACACGACAAATCCTGTCAGGGAATTGTTTTTTGATGTATTTATTTCGACTTAACTTACATTCGTGTGAGCATATCTTGTGAGTGTTGCAATTCGGCTGAAACGACATGCCGCATTCGATGCACTCACGCATTTTGAACCTACATTTCTTTGAACACATTTTGTGTTGTTTAGAGTTCGGCTGAAACGCCGTACTGCATACGATACATTCTCGCATCAACGCGCCCCCCAATATCCCTTGTGATGTGCGCAGGTGGACTTCTCCCACCGCGCCCACGCTTTGCATCGCTGCTTGTTTTTACCGAAGGCCGTACATTGCCATTCTTCAGGAGGGGTGGAGAAGCGACACTTCGCGCAGATGAACGGTTGGTCGTCCGGTACTCGTCGGCTCTTTCGATTCCCTTTTGATTTACAGACTTCACACCACATAGCAGGCATTTAGATTCCTCCTGTCCCATCATAGTACACGCACTTGCCCACGCAGTACCCTTCCTGATAGAGTGTGGCGCAGGAGGCACTTGAGTAGCCGGTGGCTACGATACTTCGCACCTGTTCTTCTGTGCGTGATGTGTCATAGTCCACCCATCCCTGTTGGGCGATGAACGAACAGATGGTGCGAATGTGTTCTTCCTTTTCCCGTTCATCAATTCGCCAATGCGGGAAGAACATGCGCAACCTGTCTGCAAGATAGGTCGCAAAGTGGTAACGCTCACGGTGCGTAGGGTTCCCTTCCCCCATCGCTGCTTGTGCGAGACACGGCAGTACGTGAATGTCCGAGAGTGTAGTAGTAGGTAGGTCAACGGGTTCAAGGTTCATCATTTGAGTGAGCATGGATTCTTTTACTTCAAACTGAAGTGGCTCACTTCCGAGTTGTACATAGCCTGAGTGGGCCTCCATACCCAAGTTCATCAGGTCGTCGTATGAGGCTGATTCAATCAGTTCGCTTGTCAGCGGTACACCCCAACAGTCACGACGAGCGTTGTACGAGTTGGGTATGCGAATCATGCCGCTTGTGTCAAACGCCACGGTAGGGTCATTGCAGCGAAGCACACCAATCTCCCGTTCCCATTCGTTGATGAGCAGGCGACCTGTGTACTTGATTTGAGACAACTCGCCACCTGTTGTGGGTTCAAGCGTACGGTCAAGGGGAATCCATACGTGGAAACCACCGCCGCTAAACCACACGAAGTGCATGGTGTTGCTCTTCATCAGGTGCTTGTGTAGCCTGCGTACCTCATCGTGCGGCTTATCGAAGGAAACGTCCACGCCTTTAGCCTTGAAGTCCTTGCAGTCAAAGTCCATGACGAAGTGATGAATACGCGGAGTGTTGTAGTCAACACGGTGATGCTTCGGTGGTGCAGTTTTGTTGTAACCGTAAGCGGTCATGTACACGTTACCTGAGCCACTCTTACCACGCCAATACGATTCTAACTCTTCGGCGGTACGTACAATGCGCCTCCACCCACGCTCCCCTCCGCTTGGCAATTCAAGCACTTCGCGGGGAAAGTCAATGGGGATAAAAGCCACATCATCACCACTTGTTCATCAAGCCCTCAAGGTCTGAAATGAGTGTGTTCAACACAACGAGTACGTCGTGCTTCTCAAACACATTTGGGGCGAGGGTGTACTGTACGATGTAGTAGTACCCAAGCCCTTCATTATCCTCGTCATAGAAGTCAAGAGTGTACTGCTTCAGCACCGAGCGAACGAACATGCTCCTACCCGGAAGCAAACCCCTCGGTGCGCTCATGCGTACCTGCACCTGATGAGGCGGGGTCACCTCTTCTTGCAGCCTGTTCTCAATATATTCAACGTCATCTTTCATTTATTCTTCCTCCAATGTGTCAAGGAATCTGTCGGTCAACGACCAAAAATCACAATGCTCCTTGTAGGAACACCAATCGCACTTGAGCGATTGCTCTTCAAGGGGTACGTCTGCCTTTGGTTTGCCGAGCCAAGGGTCAGGAGGGAAGTCCATGCTAACGTGTGCTGCAACCAACTTCGTGAGTGCATTCTCCACACTCGTAAGTGTGCGACTTAGCGCACCTTCATACACAATGGCATTGCGCTCACCGTTCTCAGCACCACCGGGGAACTCCCACCCCCAATGTGATATGGGTAGGTACTCACCGTGAGGACTGTTGTTCAAGAACATCTGATAGAACGCCATCTCCTTGCGCATCTTGGGCAGGCCGCTGCGCTCCTTCCACTTGCCTGTCTTCAACTCCATCAGCGCATACGTCCCATGCCCTGTGTTAAAGATAGAGTCAATGAAACCGGACAGGTGAATGGGAATGCGCTCCCCGTCAACCTCGACGTACCTGTTGGCGTGTACGTGTGCTTCCACGGCGACGGGTCGCCAATGCTTCGTACCACCATGAATGAGTCGTTGATACTGCCACTCAAGCCATTGTTGAATCTGCTCAGGCTCGCCAAACTCATACGGCTCAGGTGGGTTAGGAGTACTATGAGAGTAAAACAAATCGCGGGCGGCGTCAGTTTTTCCTGCTTTAAATAAGGTCATGACTTCCTCTTCGGAATTAAAATCAGACCAAAAGAACTCAACGAAATCGTGGACGTTACTGCCGCGAGTCATGGCATCGGTTTGCTCATCAGGGATGCGCAAGAATCGCTTGATGTAGTACTGTTGTGGACACCACCCGAAGTCACCAAGGCTTGACTTAGACACACGCAGAATCGTGCCGTCTTGGTCGTTGGGGTTCCAAGCGTACTTGCTACGTCTGTACCACTCAGCCTCTTCGGTGTGGCCTGTCTCAGCCTCATACTCGTCAATGCTTTGGCGACTATCATCACCTGTGGGGTTCCACCTCATCGGTCTTTCACCTCCCTCATCAGACGCTCAACGTACACGGCTGCATCCATCAATTCCTCTTGTAAGTGCTGAAGCCACGCGAACAGGTCAAGGTCGTTCCTCTCCATCGTGACGCCGTACTTGGCTTTGCCGACTTCAGCCCGTTGCTGAATCTTCTCGCACACGGCGTCTTCAATCTTAGACACGGTTAGCCCTCACAGGTACAGGAAAGAGGCGTTGTTGACTCTCAGGTGTCATGTCAAAGAACTCGTCAAGCGTCGTCTGACGGGTCTTGCGGCCACCGCATTGACAGTAGCGCACCATCGGCTCTCGCGTAGGTGTGTTCATCACTCGTTCCCAAATCTTCCATTTCATTTCATTCACCTACCTTCACATACGTACCCATCACAATTTTGTATATGGGTGCGGAGTTGTCTGCATATGTAATGACAAAATCATCGCCCAACAAAGGCTTCCAATGTTCATCGAATTGCTTCTTTGCGTTAGCGAGTACAGTCTTAGCGAACACCACCCCACGCTTTGACCCGACAGTAACCATGTAACCGACGAGTTGGTTCATGTCTTGAGCATTGAAGTTCCCCTTCTTTACTTCAAACACGTATAGGTTGCCTCCGTTCATGGCTGTCACGTCCATGCTAAGGTTTGTGTCTGTTGATTCTTCGGTCTTCACATCAGACCACACGGATTCTCCCGTGGGCAACTTCACGTCTGACAAGTATGCGGCCAATCCGTCACGAATCAATGACTCGCTGAGATTGTCGTACTCATCGTTGTTATCGGGTGGGTTGAAGAACGCCGTGATTTTGTTGTCAAGGATGGCCGCTGCAATCCCCTTCTTGATAGCAAGCCATTCATCGGTTTGTTGCACGTTGTCTTTCTTGGGTGTCGTAGGAATATGCCCTTCCTTCACAATGAGTTGTCCAATAAGACGATTGAGTGAAGTGTGGTTCTTTGGCCTCCACTCGGTTAGCGGTTCGTATGAGCGATGAACAACCACTCGGTCGTTCTGCACAATGTCAATACCACCACCGTAGGACAAAGCCTTCCACGTTCCTTCTTCGTTCTCAGCACTCATGCCAATGATGAAATCAGCAACGACGTTCTGAGTTACAATCTCTTTCTTCAGGAGATGTACATTTGTACCCGTTGTAGGATGGAAGTACGGTGGATGAATCGGAGGCACATGAATAATTTCAGGTTGATTCTTTGCATTCAGAAGTGGTTGTCCTGTGTGAACATCAAACTCTTGAATTGTGATGCTGCCCCCGTTGCTCAGGAAGTTGCCATACCTGACACCGAATGATTCCTTGAGCGTAGTAATACGTTGTGCAGCAAACACATTCAACATGACGTTCATTGAAATCTCCGTACCGGTGTGACTCCAAGGTGGAGTAATACCTGTGTCAATATGAAGGGTGTTTCCCTCATATCCTTCAACTGCAAAACAATCAACGCCATCATAGGTCAAGATGTAATCTAACCCTGCTGCGATGTTCATGTTGCCAAAGTAGGCAATTGCACTTTTCATACCAACACCGTGTTCATTGATGCCTTGGTTCGTTCGTGCCCCTACCGCGAAGGCTTCAGCGAGTTCATTTATGCTGATGCCGTCACCGTCGTCAGTCACCGTGACGTTGTGAATGGCTCGCATGCCATCATTTTCAACATACAATTCAATGCCGATTTTCTTTGCGCTAACGATAGCGTTGTCAACCAATTCATGTAAGGCGGTGTAAAAGGTAAAACCGCTCTTTGACATGGTGTTTGCCATTTGTTCGTTATTGCTCTTCATCTCAATTTGTTGTTTCATTTTATCACCACATTTTCACAGGTACACGTTGTGCCGTGAGAGCATTCAAGTCCCAACCAAGCACACGATAAACGCCTCCAATCTTTTCAGCAACCCACTTCTCAACAGTAGTACTCCACGCAATGTCGTACCCCTTCAGGTCAAGCGGCTCGCCACGCTCGTTCTCACAAGCCATGACAGGAGTATAGGGTGCGCCCTGTGGCACACCATCAACGTACACCCATCGTACGTTGTCACCTTTGAGGAACTTCGTACCATGATGCTCATTGGCATAGATGCCTGCTCGCGCAGGGTTCGGCACACTCCCCTTGACGTAATCCTTCAGGGCATTCTTGATACGTCCTGAAGAAGCAACATCACTAATGTCGTGTACTCCTGTGTAGGTTTCCTTGATGCGAGGACGCAGGGCTGCGTACACATCGGCTTCATCTGCACCGGTAGCAATCATCTCAAACATGTCACTAATCAGTCCCTTCGCAAACTTGGGAGTGTCCGAACGCTTCGGTGCGTACCCTGTAATCTTCATCTTACCTTTCTCACTCGGAGGCCACGATATCACACCGAAGTTCATGTTCTTCACTTCGGCGGTGAACCAATAGGGAAAGTATGCTTCCAATTCAACGTCAAGGTATTCCATACCCAAGTCTTCCTGAGCAACCTTCGTGAGATGTTCAGACAACCATTCAGCCTTGTCTAAGGGAACCTGAATGTAGCACGAATCTGTGTGACCCGCAAGCCCACGGTAGCCCTGTGCCTCGCTTTCTTCGACAAGCATGCTGATGGACTTGCGCCCAAGGTACGTTGTGGACTCAGCGATAGCCTTGGACACCCACCCACCTTTCAGCATGGACATACCACACATGCCGTAAATCGCATTCACGCTAACCTTGACCGCCATTTGCAGCATGTCGTACCCAAGTTTTTCATCAGGGTCATTCGCTTCCTTCATCAGACGCTTGTACTCCTTACGCAAGGCAAGCAACTCGCGCACAACCAAAGGCAAGATACCCTCTTTGCTTTGGTCCCAATGATACACACCACCCGTACCCTCGACAATCTGACCGCTCTTCTTGTCAACCTTCGGAGGTACATTGAGTGTGAGAGTATGTTCGTTTGGCTCATCCACTTGCGTAGTGAAGCAAAGGTTGGCTGACAACATGATGTTCGGGTACAGGGATGCGAAGTCCACCAAGGCCACGCCTTCGTGTCGCCCCGGTACAGGAGGCATGACCCACGCCGCTTCGATTTCATTGCGCTTCTCTTTCCACGTCGAGAGTGCTTTCAGTTCAGTACGACGAGCAATGAGGCCACGGAAGTATCGGCTGACGTTGTGGGTGCTTGCGAACTCCACACCGGCCACACGCTGCAATGCGAGATGAAAGTCGGTACAATGCAACTTCTCATCACAGTCACGCAGCAGCGTAGTGTCCACCAAACAGTAGTCCACGAAGTCGTCGTAGTATTCACTCCAACCGTTGAACACAGTCATGCCTTCGATGGTGTTTGTCAACTTAGCGCCCAAGCCAAGTTCCTGTGCCCACCAATCCAACTTGCGCGACTCAGCCTGACCGCGCCCGGACTTCTGCCACACGCCTTCAAATCCGCTTCCACTTGTCCACGGTGCAGCGGTGTCAAAGCACAGGCGACCCTTGATAGGTTGCGTTGTTGGATTCCCCTTGAAGTTTGCATACCCAACACCACTCTTGGGAGGATAGAAAACACCGAGGGGTGACATGTCCTGTGGAGTGTGCAGCCTGTCGTACAACTTCGGCAGGTCGGCCCAATGCCCTGCGTGAGCAATCAGCATGTCGGGGTCACGCTCACGCAGGAAAGCCATGAAACCGTCAAGCATCATCTGCTCGCTGATGAAGGTACGCAACTCATACCCATCGTATCGGTCAATCCATTCCGTCTTCGTGATGCTATTTGCATTCGATTCACGACTCCAAGCAAACACAACAGGGTGTTCGTAGTCGCTATCCACAACTGCAATAACTGTGATTTCACCCTTCTTGTCCACGTTCCACTCCATATCAAAGTACCACTTGCGCGGGTGAAACTCAGGGAAGTCGTGAACACCGGGGAACATGTTCAGCAGTACTTGGTCGTGGTACTGTACATCAGCCTCATATGTCCACCCTTGACACTTCTCACTCAGTTCCCAAAGCGTGTTGGGGGAAGACACCGTGACCTTCCACAAGTCATGTCCGTCCACGCCTCGCGCCACGACGTTTCGATGCACTACGGCGTTTGCATTGCGTAGGCGATTCAGCACCCATTGCGGTGCGGATTGACGGACCCAACAGAAAGGCGTGACGTACCCATCGTCTTCAGGGTACAAGTATCGCTCCTTCAGTACCCCATCAGACCCACGTGTACGCAGGTACAACACAGGTGCATCAAGCGCGGCGTCATTGAACCAATCAACAATCACAACTCAGCCTCCTGTACAATCACAAGCAGTACCGAGTCTTGCTCAAAGATGAGTGGTGCGTCGTCGCCCATGTGAACGGTTGCCACATCGTCATCAAGGAGTGCGAGGCATTCCGGTAGCCATTCACCGAAGAACGATTCAACTGTCTTCGCGGGGCCGTCTCCATCATGTACCTTCACGGTTGAGAAGATGCGTCCACTTGATGCCTTACCTGCGACGATACCGAACTCACCCTCGCCACAATGGATGCGAGCCTTGTACTGCGAATCCTTAGCAATGAGTGACTTCATGCCACCAAGAGCGATGAGGTCAGTTGTCTCCATCTTACCATGTGCGCTCAGTTCGTAAGAGCCGAACTGTGTATGGTTGGACTCAAAGAACTTCGATACAAGGCGTTCCACGATTGGTGCTTTGTTCGCTGACTCAATGTCATCGCTGCTTGGCAACTGTAATTTGTTTGACCCTGATACAAGATGAAGGGGCTTGGTAGGTCCAACTTGCCGGAGTACCACACGGTCGGCCTTCGACGCCTTGAGGAACTTCGACAACTTCTCAAGTGCGATGATGTGCAGCGCACCTTCTTCCTGTACATCAGCAGGCAATGACCGCTGCACGTAGTAGTGCGCATACGCCACCGCCACCGATATACGCGCACCCGCTGCGACGATACGCAGGTCGGGTAGCCCCTTGGGGAGTGAACCCAACAGGGCCGTCAACTCCTTCTTGTCCAATTCAATCTTGCACATTGTATCACCTCGATGTTGTGTGGTCGGGGAGGGGACGGAGCAACGAACCACCGGACCCCTTTGCACCTGCCGAAGCAGGAGGAACACTTCTCCCCTCATTACTTGCAAACCGACCTCACAGCAGCCCCCTGTGCGAGCATCACAGTTCCGTGTACAGTTCGGGAAGCCCGAACCACACCGGTTCCTCATCCGCCTTGGTCGTGAAGACGACGCGCTCTTGGTCTTGTAGTGCGGGATTTGTCTTGCACTTGACGAAGCGAGCCACGTAGTTCGTTGAAGCCACGTTGCCACTCTCGTCCTTCACCTCAACGGCATCCATGCGAATGATGTTGGGAATGTAGTTCGTCGTCTTCTTCTCCCAATCCGGTCCTGCCTTCTTTGCTGACTCAGGACCGTAGTAGTTGCCTGTCATCTTTTCGTGAGTTTCCCAATAGACGGAAACGCCGAGGCGCACAAGGTCACGCGAGAGTTGTGTAAGTTGATGGAAACGAGTGTTGCGAATAGCCCAACTCGCCTGTGACTCAACCTTGGCTGCACCCTGCCCATCTGCTGCTTCGATGCCGTCAGCCGCGAGGCCAAGGTCAACGATACGCATGTTGTTGGTACAGATTTCAAGCCACGAATCCACACCGCTGATGAGTACACCCCACACAGGCTTACCTGCACGAACTTCAGAAACAATGTATTTCATGATGTTCATGACACGCGAGTGGGTCGCGTTGTAGTCGTAGGCCGTACGGTCGGTTGTACCCATCGCCCACGGATTCCACGACACGATGTTCTCATCGGGGTGGATAGCCGAGGCAAGCATGGACGAACCCATGTCGAAGTCAAGAGCGTGAAGGATTGCTCCCTCAGCCTTGTTGGGGTCGTTGCCGAAGGCGTCCATGACGATGCCGGATTTGCCCGTACCGTCTGCGCCCCAAATGCCAACGAACCGATGCGTCTTGGTTGCGCTGCCTTGGAGCAGTTCTTGCTCCTTGCGCAGCGCAGCAAAGGCGTCCTGCTGTGCAGGTGCGCTTTGTGCCTTTGTCACCTTGACCTCACTCGGCTGCTCAATCTTGTTTTCTGCTGCTACTTTTTCCCATGCGCTCATTCATCATCACCTCATGCAAATTGTCCAAGTCCCGTATCGCCACCGCTTGCACGGCGACGGGCACGGCGCGGGTCTGCGTACACGCCGAAGACAGTCATCTTCGGAGTGACAAGCCCATCGCGGTCCTTCAGGCCGACGCGACCAAAGACAATTACAGTTGACCGTTCAGCGTACTCAAAGCGGTCATCGCCCCAACCTGCCGTGAACGGGGACGTTTGGTCACCGATATGGCCGGGAATCCAACAGTCAATGTCACCGTGGATTGTGGAGGAAACAGTCAGGTTGTAGTTGTAACCCGCAGGGTCATACTCGCTCTCCCGTGACTCGCTACTCAGGCGAGACACAGTACCCTTCGTCAGCAGGAGTGGACCCCACGTGATGCCGTTGTTGCTTTGCTTACCCGACTCGTAGGCGTCCTCCAAGTCTTCGATTGAAACAAACAGGTCATGCAACTGAGTGTTCGTCAGGTATTGCATGGGCGACAAGGGAAGTTCAAACGAGTAGTCGGGGCTGAAGTCAGCGTATGTGTTCAGCACGTCCTTGAATGCATCATTCGCATTTTCCTTCGGTGGCTTCACCGTGATGCGGCATGGTCGTCCAACATCGAGGCGCATGTCTGCAAGGTCGTCAGTCAGGTCCACACGCCACAGTCCCACGGAAGCGTTCTTCGTGAAGTCTCCTTCTTCCCCACCGAGGAAGTAGGCGTATCGTCCCATCGTCACGTTTGGAGAGGGGTCACCGGAACGGGTTGTGAGTGCAAGCCATTGGTCACCATGCTTGATGCCGTATGGGGGTGCCTCGCTTGTTCCGAGTGACTTTTCAGCGGAGGCAGAAGTCAGCATCCACTCTCCATTTTTCTTTGAGTACACACCCATACGCCCGCTGCTGATAGCCTGCTCAGGGTCTTGGTCGTACTGAGACAAGTTCCATCGAATCAGGTTCGCCAAGCGGTCAGCCTTCTTGTCGTGCTTGCCGACGAAGACACCAACCCACTTTGCGCTGTTGGCGTTGCTGCCTGAACCTTCACGGCGCGTTTGCACGAACAACTGTTCGGCCCAATCAACCAACAGGTCTTCGTCTTCCGAAGCCCAATCAGTACAGGAGTACTCATTCTCAATGTACTTCAGGTATTCAGCACGTGCTTCATCAACACCCTTACCCGTGCGCTCAGCGTATGCCCTGATGCGCTCAAGTACAGGGGTGGGTAGGTCCGTAGCCGCAGCAGCCTGAACGAAGCCGTTGTTTGGTTCGTCCGGTACTACGGTGTGGTCCAAGTATTCATCCTCGTTGTTCCATTCTTCATTCATTTCTTTCAACCTCCTTTTTCAATCGTGCTACAAGCACGTCCACAAAGGAATGGAAACTGCCGAGCCATTCGTTGACTCGTTCAAACATACCGCCCCACACATAGGTCACCGCAAATGCAGTTTCGGGGTCGTCATCAAAATGCCCGCGTACATGCTGATGGAATTGCTGCATGAAATAGTACAGACTCGCAGAACCCTCGGCCTTCTTAATCAGATGCTCGCGTAGGCTATTCCACTTGTGTGTGGTTAAATCATTCCACCATTCATCGTCGTTGCTCGGCGCAGCGACATAGTGAGAGAGGGAAAGTGGATTCTTCGGAAGAGTCTCAAGGAATTGAATGGCCGAGCGCATGTCACCGTTGAACATCTCCATGACGCTAACGTAATGCTCGCTCCACTCCACAGGTGCGCCACATGATTCAAGCGCACGTAAGCGTTCAGCACCCGCTAATGAGTCCACGGGGTCAAAGACGTACGTTTGGCAACGGCTGCGAATGGCAGGTGAAATCTTGTCAAGGTGGTTGGTGGTGAGGATGAACAGAACAACACCCGCGTACTTCTCCATGATGCCACGCAAAGCGTCCTGCGAGGGGCCGGTTAGCCCTTCCGCTTCATCAAGTACGCCTACCTTGCGCTTGACGCCGAGCGCACTCACGCGAGCGAACTGCTTGATTTCATCACGAATGTAATTGATGCCACGGTCGTCACTTGCGTTCGTCCACAACAGGTTCATCTCGTTGTAGGCTTCACCAAGCATGGTGCGAGCAATGGCGTTAGCCGCACTCGTCTTACCGACGCCGGGTGGCCCTGCGATAAGAATTGCAGCAGGGTATTCCCCTGTCTGCGCCCATTCACGGAAGTGTTCGCGGAACGTGGGTTGCCCCACAATATCCTCCCATGATTGGGGCCGTAGTCGCTCGCTCCAATTTGCCATCTTTCTCACTCTCCTTTCCCTTGGTTGGTTATATACTTCGACAAGCCGTCCAACGATTCTGCCCACTCCACAAACGCATCCCATCCCTCTTTGGTCTTGGGCATGGGGTTGTCGAGTAGCCACCCACACCGCTCCCATCCACTTTTGTCCGTGAGCAAATCTGAGTACGGGGCCACGAAGGTGTGCCATGCGAGGAAGTCTTCCTTCCCTCGCATCCTCATGTGCTTCCCCTCATTCATGGGTAAGTTGTTACGTTCTGCATATGCTTGTAGGAATGCTTTCTGTGCGTCGGTGAGTGAAAGGAACTCAACTGTGGGACGGGCACGATACCCGAACCCTTGGTTCCATGTCTCCACGGTAGGTGAGAAGCGCACCTTGCACAAGACGATACCAAGTGCAACATCAAGTGTACTCATTCGTCTGCCCCCGTCATTAACATGTAATCCACGTACTCGTCCACGTCGCCCAACCCTGCGTCGTCAATGACTCTTCCGAAGGTGAACACCCAATCCTTTGACGGCGACCATGTATATACCACGTCACACACAATCGGCTTCTCCAACTTCTGATGTGCGCTGCCGCGCTGAAGAATCACTCCGTTTTGTTTCAGCCTGCGGAGAAGATTTGGTGTCGCTGATGACACAGAAACGGATAGCCGAGTGTGGATAGGCGTCAAAAAATCACCATCCATCACGGCTAAATCAAACTGATAGAACTTTTCGCCCTGCGAAATAGCGGTGTCTGCTCCGACAATCGCCACACGAAGCGTCTTCGTACCACGGGTGTACAGGTAGTGTGAACCCTTACTCTCAATGAGTAGCGCAGGCCTGTCGTAATCCACCACGTCCAACCACTTCGTTGCTTCACCGAAGGACACCTCATCCCCGCCGTCGAGCGTACTGCATGTGTTGCTTCCATCAGTCCACAACCATGCTCGCTCCTGTCGTTTGAATGGATTCGATATAACGAAAGCCGTGAGTTGGTCGTTGACCGTACCATTGCGTTCACGAACGTACACGGTGTCATAGTAGTACAGGGACTTGGCATCCTTGATGCGCCACATCTTGTCGGGCTTCCCTTCCTTCCACGCCATCAGGGGTACGAAGGAAGGCAACTCTTTGTCCTCGTACAGACGACCGAGAGCAATGTCAGCGGGTGTGTCACCATTGCACCCTGTTTTGAGTTGCAGGAAGTTACGAAGCCGACGCTCGTACATGCCCCAATTGTGCTTCAGTAACCATCTCCACACCACGGGTGCTTGTCGGTCTGTGAGTGCTTGAGCGAACTCAACTAAACCGCTGATACCTTCACGGTTCCATTGTTCAACTAAGCCTATCAGTTCATCAGTCGTCCACGCATTGTCCCCTTCAGCCTCAAGAGACAACACTTCGTACAGGTGTTCACCGTTAGAAACTTCATCGAAAACATAACGGTCCACTCCTAACTCTTCACACATTTTTTGTTTTACATGAGACTGAGAATACTTCAAAGTGGTTTCACAAAATACGAAGTCGTACAGGCTACGCATCTCCATGTAGTTCCAATCGTCGGTGTTGAATGATTCAAAACGATTCGGCATGCAATGGAGAGCCAAGCATGCTTTACTCAGGTTCACCATCCACTTCCTCTCCCTTACGTCGTCGCTCTTCTTCGTCGTTAGCGATGTGGTCGAGTGCCTCAATCAAATGCTTCAGCAGTTCTTGTGCTTGTTTAGGTGTCAAACGAATGCCTTGTCGGGTTGCTTCATAGTCATCGTCTGTGCGGCGGAAGGCGCGAATGTCAATCCAATTACGCCCGTTCCATTTGAGCCACGAAGCCTTCAGACGTACTCGCGCACGTCCCTGCTTCTGCGTCTTGGCATCGTCGCTCCAATAGACGCGAGAGAAACGCTTGCTCATTCCTCTTCGCTCCGCTCCACCACCGTACACACAAGACCCCACAACCACGGCGGGGCAAGGTGTCCTTCAACAGAACCACCCATAATGTGCAAGTCATCCACCTCGTCAGCCTCCGCCATCTCCTTCAGGACATGTCGCGGCAACGCATGGTAGGTCTTGCCGTTCGGTGCGGTCCATCGCATGAAGGCGTCGTCACCTGCAAGCAGTAGGAAGTCGTCAGGTTCCATCACAATTGTTTCATGGCATCCACCGCAAGGTAGGTTGCTTGCCCAAATCTGAATCGTGTGTGTGCTTCCATCAGACAGGGGTGCATCCACGGTGTCAATGTATTCATGTCTTACATGGGTGTAGTCGTTGTCCATGAGCAGACGGTCACAATTGGGACACTTCCATGCCTCAGCGAGTGCCCGCTTACGCTCATGCTCTTGTTGCGCTTGCTCCCTTGGGTCGAGTGGGGGGTCAACGATTTGATAGTTGTCGCCTTCCTCAATCGTGTAGCCACACGCCTCAAAGAGCATCTTGAACTTCTGATGGAAGTCCTCAGCATCGGGGTGATTGTACATCAGCATGAGCGCGTAGGTCTTCTCACCCATGCGCCTGTACTGTACGCCCGTACCTTCGGGTGCCCAAATGCCACCTTCGGGAATCTGTGCGAAGTGTTCCTTCGCCCACGCCATCGTTTCATTGTCCGGTTGCCACTCCATTGTCCTCACCACTTGTCACTTGTTCTTGAAGGTGTTCACCCATCCGACTGAAGATTAGGAGGATTGTGTCCATCAATTCCTGCTTGCTCAATTGCTCCATCGTTTTCTCCAATTCCTGAATGTATAGTTGTTCGTCGCTCATATCTTGCCACCACCGTGTCGAGCGCATATGAAATCGCTTGAGGCGTTCGCCTCATACTTGCAGTTTGTACCATCTTTGTTCTTGGCTTGACAAGGCCCACGCCGCCACATGTACTCCACATCATCAGGGTCGTGTGAATTGCAGACGAGCATGTTCCCCCTGTCTGTTTGCACATACTGAACTTCAACTTGCTGAAGTTCACCGTAGTAAAAGATGCACTCATCGCAGACCTTACAGTAATAGAAAAACTCGCTCATGTTTATGCCTCCGTGAACTCCCAATAGATGTACTCGTCTGTTTCAATGACCGCCTTCAGGTTCGGATGGTTGCACGAACACCACTCGCTCTCACACTTGGGTCCGTGTGTCATTCGCTCGCCTCCTTCTTCGCTTTCGCTTCAGCCCTCCTTCGTGCATTCCGTTCTGCGACAAACGCAGGCCACTCAGGGGAATCGTCGCACAAGAAGTTGTTCACCTCATATGACGAGCAGCAGTAGTAGTCGCCACGGTGTTCATACCCCTCTTTCCAAATAGGGCGACCACATTCTTCAATCTCGCACATGGCGAGCGGGGGAAGAGTCACTTTGCCGTCGCTACGGGAATCTAAGCACCGCTCTATGACGCACTCACAGTAACCGCAGGTGAGGCGAACCCACACCGTTTCATGGCGGTCCCCCCATTCGATTTCTGTGAGTTCAGGGTCGCCCCAAGCGTGCTGAAATCTTCCGGGGCATTCAGGAATCTCGTCGCTCATGCGCTCACCTCCCACCATGCAGGCGGAGTTGTATGCCGGTAGTGTACACCACCGGGACTGTTTGTCTTGGACTGATAGTACCGGCGGTACGCAACTACAGGGTCGTCGTGCTTGTACTCATCAGGCATGGCCTGAGCAAACGGTGTACGCGCACCAACAGGAACGACGTGAAACAACTTTGCCATAGCCACGATAGGTTCCTCGCATGCATGCTGCTTGTTGAACCGAATACGGTATTCGTTGCATTGTGCAATGCCGT